AAGAAGTATTGGATGATACGATTAACGATGTTAAGCGGCGGCATCATGCCGCATTAATAAAGTGGCAAGAAGATCATCCTGGTTGGGAAACAGATGAGAAATTAACAATGGAGTTTCTTGGTATGCTTAAAAGTATTAATATGGTGATGGATAAAAAAAATATAAATAAAATCACAAAACAAATCTCAAATGAAACTATAATAGAACCGACTGAGATAAAGGAAATTGTCACAGAAAATGAGTAAAAACTACATACTCACATGTACCAATTGAACGCTTGGATTATGAAAATCAGTGTAATTATAATCCAAGTATTGCGGGCTCCTATGATATACGTGGATATCAACATCAAATAGGTTATAATGGTCAGTTGTTAGACAACGTAGCCTAAGAAGTCGGGGTTCTTCGCGATATTCATAGCAATTTTTTATATCTTGTTCCGCTAGAAATTTATAGAGTTTGTGATTAATACCATTGTCTTCGACGCGCGTCCAAATTCTCGAACGTCCATCATTGTCAGCATATCCCATAATAGTTGGAATAGCCAAACAAAAATAAAGCATAAAAACAAAAAGTCTATTCATTGTTACTATATAATCGTGCAAATTGTTTATATGGTTTGCAATTTTATTATTCGATAGGTACTACAACAGTCCTGGAACGTTCGTCTTCCCATGTAAGAGAACTACAATTTTCGCATGTAATACAATAATAAAGCCAATTACAAAGGGGAGTGTCACTTATTTTATTAAGGCACCATATATAAGGTTCAAAACAAAATTTGCGTGAGCAAATATCAAATATCAGATAAATTTGCAAAACAATATATGCGACAACAAGGAGACCGCAAAATCCATAAACTGCACGTGTCAAAGTCATGTCAGTTCCATGACTAGTGTGGTCTTCGCCATTCGCCCAATGGATAAGTCCAGTTCCAATAAAGTAGAAGATATTACACATAACAAATGCGGTAGCAATACACGCAACAATACAAAATGACACCCAAAATCCCAAACAGAATATCGCACAGAAATTATCATCTAGACATAATGTACGTGAAGAACGTGGCCGAAATTGTTCCCTTGTATTATTGTAACCCGCCAGGCCCCTCATGGAGCCTCTGAGGCGCTCTGCGGCGTCGCGCGCCTCCTCCTCTGTGGTTCTTTGAATTTGTGTAAGATCAATTCTACTAATTTCACGAACTGGTTCCCTTTTTGTTTTTGGATCGCCGCAATAAACACAACCAAGCCCTCCTTCGTAGTATTTTGAAGCAAGTTGTAAGTAACACTGGCGACAGATAGAATGCCCATCAATATTTTTTTTACATGGTTTCATATTTTTTTTAGTAATATCTGAACCGCACATAGGGCATTCGTAGGTATCAATTTTAACATTTGAAGATTTAATCTCAACAACAACACAGTCATCAAGAGTCATTTTCTTTAATTTGAACAAAGCATTCGTTTTAATAAGTATAAAAAGTATTAAAACAAATCAATTTTTTCTTTTTCTTCTTTTTCGTCTTTTTCTTGTGCGTCTACGTCGTTTTTTCCCTCCGCTTTGTCTTTGTGTGTTCTTTCCAATTCCTAATTTTGCTTTTAATATATCAATTTCTACACGTCTTTTCGTGCAAAATTCACTGAAATTAAAATTAGCAAACATATCAGTATAATCTTATATTATACTGATATTTAATTTACATTATATTTTAGAGTATTGAAAATTTTCTAAAACGTTCGCGTATATTCCCTTTTGTTTTTCGTGTTTTGCTTTTTCAAGAATACTAATAGCGTTGTTTAATTCTTTATCGCTAATTTTTCCGTCTTTATTTGCGTCAATTGTTTTTGCTATAACCTGAAAATGGTGCGGAATAACGCATAAACGGCTGTCTTCATTAAATAAATACGTTGTTAATACATGAAATACCGCTGTTAAACCAAGTGAAAGCACAAGATTTTTGGTTCCAAGCCAAACCGCGCAAAAGATTAATAATTGTCGGGTTATCATATTTCTAACGAGTGCCTCTTGTGTCGGACTTAATTCCATCATAACATATTTGGAACCAATGTTCATAAGAATAATTATAATACCTGTAAAAAGTGTGCTACTGGCCAAACTTTGATTTAAATTTCCAAAATTTGCACCAATATTCTTACCCATGTTCTTAATATTTAATCCAGAAATCTTCATAATTAATATATCTAAATATTATAATATTCGCATAAATTGTTGTATTCATCAATAACTTTGTCTTTTAAACGACCAGCAACACGCTTTCCTTCACGAGTCATTTTTCCGCGCGTGCTCTGATCCGCGTGACCTTCTCCATTTAAGAAACGCTGTTTAAATCCTTCGTAGTTTTCTTCAGTTACTTGTTCGTCATCTTCATCCTCCTCATCTTCGTCGTCTTCGTAATCATCTGACAACTGGTCTTCAAATTCCTCTAATGAAAATGCCTCTAATCGATTTGAACGACCATTTATTAACCACATCAATAAGAATAATCCAAGTACAACAATTATAAATTTATGGTGTTTTTTTAAAGTTTTTGTGACGTTTATCATTTCTATTTATAAATAGAAAAGATAAGATTTTAACTAAATTTATTTGTTCTTTTTAAATAAATCAAGGATAGACTGTTGAGAATTGACCGCAGATAAGTTTTGTTCGGCACCTAATCTGTCCGCAAACCCAGCCATTTGTTCGGCGACCGCAATCATTTCTTTGGAGTTTTCTTCAGGAATTGAGGTAATATCTTTTTCGGCTTCGGCTTCAATTTCTTCGGGTGTCATATCATCAACTTTTTTTTCTTCGACTGCATCTTTTTCACCTTCACCTTTTGCGGCTTTTTTCTCGTCTTTCTTTTCTTCTTTATGTTCAAACCCTTCGCGTGTGGTATGAAGAACAAGAATGAAAAGCAAACCTGCTAAACAACCAAGGCATGCGTTATGCATGGTTATGCAAAGAACGGCAAGAAGTAATGCTGATTTTCCTAAAGGATTTTTGGCTAATTGGTGTAAAAAGGGCGGATTCGCGTAAAGCAGGCATAATAATACAACTGCAATTACGATATCTGTGTATTTGTCTAATTTCATTATCTATAGAATATGAATATATAATTTTATTTAATCAAACAAAGCGCTTATTTTATCGCCCAAACTTTGTTTGTCTGAATCATCCTTGTTTTTTTTCTTAGAACTTTTGCTACCAAACGATAATCCTCCTCCTATTCCACTGGTCAATTCCCATTCAGTGCAGCCGTCTAAATCACACGGATTGCAAATCTTTGAACCGGTAAATTTTATTTTTGACAATGTTTGTTTGTCGTCTGTGATATTATCTTCAGGCTTTACGTTGTCATCCGAATTAAAAAAGATAGGCATACCTGTCCAAACAAAATTAAATACAAGAGGTAGGACCGGTTTAGATTTATCCAAATTTTCGTCGTAGTCCTTTAAATTTTGTTTATATTCTTCACTATCTTTTTTTGCTTCAGAAGGTGTCAAGTCACCTGTAGCAACATTAGGGATTCTATTAAATAAGATTCCGTTTGAGTAGTCTAGGAATTCAGGAGAATCAGTATATGTTCTTTTGCACATTGCTTTATATTTTACTCCCTGTTTTCGTAATCCAGTATTAGGGTCATACATTCCTTTGCAAGCACAGTGTTCATTTATAAATTGCATTCTTTTACTATCAGTTTCTTCAGTTTCTTCATCTTCATCATCTTCATCATCTTCATCATCATCATCATCATCATCATCATCGCCAATAAATCCCTCTTTAACACTTTTATTAACTACACCACCGACACCGCTGCATTTCAGTAAAAGAATTATAGCGAAAATACCAATAATTGGATCGTAACATATTACAGCAATCGTCACGATGATTAATGTTATTTTTCCTAAAATAGATGTAGTATACTCACGAACTTTACCTGTAGGATTGGGGCACATAAGTAAAAGAATAATTACGATACCCAAAATTATCTTATGAAAATCTGTTTTGTTCCAGTTATTTAAATTTCCAAATTTCATCATTGTCTATATATTCTATAAATATATTTCAGTATAACCAATAAAATTTAATCTAAATTTTTATTAAGAATGTCTTTTGCATTAACCGCCGCATCTTTTGAAAGTTTAGATAATATGAATTCTCCCGAAAATCAAAAAGGTTTAGATAATGTTCCTTATTCAGAAAAGTTGCATAATAGTAAACAGAACGGAAGAAGAGGTAACAGAACTGTTAAAAATAGAAATGCACTTACTGGTGGTGATGAAACAACGCCCGGCCAACACTCTGAAAAATTAAATAACGCCTTAAAGGAAATTCATAGCAAAAACAATACAGAAAATTCAGCAGAAAATTCTGGAACAGAAGGTCTAGCCAATTTTGAACCATTGGGTCCTCCTGTTTCTATGGGCAGCACAAATCGCGAAGAAAACGAAAAGAAACAAGCAAATGGTTTACCTGGACCTGTTCAACAACCCGGTGGCTCAAACAGTTTTGACGAAGCCTTTTCGGCGGAACAATATGCCCAAATTTCGCAAGCAGCCACGAGTGAATATGCCAACCAGTATGTTCCTTATTTTGCAAATGCTTCCGACAGTCAAGGTGTTCAAGGCGAACATTCAACACTTATGGAGAAACTCAACTATGTAATTCACATGCTTGAAGAACAAAAAGATGAAAAGACTAACCACATAACTGAAGAGGTTGTTCTTTACTGCTTTTTAGGAGTTTTTGTCATTTTCGTAACTGATTCATTTGCCCGTGCTGGTAAATATTCAAGATAATATCTTATGTGATTACTAACATATCTTTAGCCAATTCTGGACGCAGTGCAAAATTGTAATAATAATATCCATTTTCAACTGTAAATATTGCACGATACCTCCTCATAACATTTTTAAGAATTCTATTATTATTAGAAATGTTTTCAATCACCAAAACTCGAAAACGGAAGTCTTTCTTTAGCAATATTTGATAAACTGAATGATAAAACCCGTCTACAAAGGTTTTGGTCTCGGCAATTACCCCATTTTCATCAAATTTCTTACGGTGTATGCTGGCGAAAAATTCAATAGAGTTTCCATTCATTGACATTTTTTCGCGCATTTTCGCATCTGGAACATCCTCAATTGTCGCATATTTTTTATAATAAGTGAATGCATTACGAAAAAAGTATGCGGCGTGTATCTGGTCATGAATTAAAAGCATGTAACAGTAAACATTGTCTGTTTTAATTAGTGAGGTAATATGAGTAATATCGGGGCGTATGATTGTTATGAATTCGTCACAATTGTTTCTTAGGTAACTTTCTAAGAGATGTGCATTTTTGGAAGTTACTTCAACCACCTTAGTACTCGGATGGAATGGTGGAGGAACCGTCCAACGTTTAAGGTGGAAACCGTAACTTAAAAAGCGAACCATTGGAACAAATACGCTTTGTGGACCTTCCCGTTTAAAAAAATTAATCATGTTTTCCGGATCTTGGCGGCGATAGTTAACATAGTGTGTATAGATATTTCGTTGAGTTATCCCTTTTTTACGGTGGTTTTTATGAGTGCAAAGAAAGTCAACATAGTAAATTCGCAAATCTGTTTTTTCATTATTGCATGTGAGTTCAAGAGGTCGTGTCGTCATAATAGAAATCGGTTTTCGTTTTTTAAGAACCTGTTTATTTCGAAAATCGAGTATTGCGTCTGTTTTGTATACCATTGAGAAATAGCATGGTAACGAATGACCTTCAAAATAGCCGGTTATTGCACGTCTAGAAGGGTTGTAATTGATGCGCGAATCTTGTAAATAATGACCTTTGATTAAATCAATTGCGTTATCAACTTCGTACTGTTCTAATGCTTTAAATTCGGAAAATCCGTGTGATGGATCGAAATATTTGTTTGCGCGTGGAAGACGCTGGTCAATAATTCCAGGTGGAAATAACCAGTAGTATAAATTATATGTGTGAAATACCGGTTGAACAAGCCAAAATCGGTGTTTCCACCGTATCCATAGCACTAAAAGTAGAATAAAAATAATAAAAAAAGCAAAAATAGATTGTATTTCTTTTCGATGTAAAAATAAAATAATTTTGCTTAACATGTTTAGATAGTATGTTAGCATACTATTTAAATTAAAATTTAACGCGAACGTCTGAGACGGTTTTTACGTGTGGCTTTGCGATTGCCGCCGCGCGCTACATACTTATTTTTGCGTGTTGTTTTACGCTTGTGTTGCGCTTTGGTCTTCTTTTGATGTCTGCGTTTTTTGGCTAATTTACGTTGCTTTCTTTGTCCACCTCTTTTATTTTTAGTATATTGTTTGCGTTGTTTGCGAGTGCGGCGTCTAGCATTTTTTCTGGTGTAACGTTTTCTTTTTAATTTGCCACCGCTCTTTCTGTCATCATCTCTTTCTCGTGTGCCTGGGGCGGGGGGATCGGCGGGGATCTGGGTGCGGTCACGACGCTCCTCCTCTGCTGCCTTTTTTTTAGCCCATCTGTCAATTTCCCCTCTTTCGCGAGATACTCCAGCCGCGGCATTGGCTTGTTTAAAAGCCTTCTTCCACATTTCCTGTGCCGCTTCGCGGTCCCTTAAACGATCATCTGCTGCTTTGTCAGATAATTTTTTTGCGTCCCTCGCCGCCGTTTCAACGTGGGCGTCATCTGCTGCCACCTCCATGCCCGCCTCCACGCCCGCCGCTGCTGCCGCCGCTGCTGCCGCCGCCTGCTCCTCTAAGAATGAACTATTTTCTCCCTCTTCTGAAGCACCTTCGAATTTTGTTTTATCAATTGCACGTGCTGTTTCTAGAGTTGATGTAATTCCCTCAAGTTGCTCATCAGAGCGAATAGAACTAATAAATCCTAATATATTATCTTCTATACCCGAAAGGAACATGTTTATATTCCTTTTGTTTTCATCTGTTTCTTTACCTGATTCTGTATTTTCAAATAATTTAATTACAATATTACTCTTACCTATAGTGTCGTGTAATTCGTTGATAAGTTTATTACCATCCGGTCTACGAGTCTGTTCAAATGTCAATACCTTTTCTAAAGTCTCTTTTAATTCTTGCAATGATTTATATACAAGTGGGTGTAAAAATTTTTTAACTCTTGCGCTTCTTCCCCGTAAGTATGATTGAATATTTGTTTTGTTATTTTTACTCCAAGCCTTAAGAGCATTCTCCAAAATTTCCCCCTCTTTTTCTTCTTTTTCCTTTAACCTACGTGACAACTCGGCCTCTTCTTCCTCTTTAGCAACTTCGGCGGCAAGTTCAAGCCGACGCCGATACTCCTTCATGGCCGCCTCCCCCCCCTCTGTGCTACCAAAAGAAATAGGATGCACTGCGCGTATTCTTAAAGAAACAGTTGTATGTAATTGGGCTCTCGGTGCAATAAATTCAGCGCGAGGAGTTAGTAGACGAGTTGCGAGAGGCAATATAGCGCCACTCACACCATCGCTCGATAAAAATCCTTTAGTATCTTTGTTATTAAGAGTAATAGGTTCATCTATTTTATCATAATTTAATACATAAGAAATGGCAGACCAAGCACAACGATCATGTGTAGCCATAGCAATTGGTCGTGCTTCTTTATATAATGCATTGGAAATAGGTGCTACTCCATGTGTTCTGTCTGCGAGATATTTAATAATAGCGGTTAGTTCTTTATTATTAGCAAGTGCGGCGTACAAATCCTGTTCCTTTCTTTCATCCTCATCCGGTGAAAAATACCATCTTTCTTTAGTTACTCCTGCCAACGTTGAATCTATTTGATTAAACGGATATTCTAAAAAAGCCTCGCCAGGTTGTCTAATTAGTATTTTTCCTCTCATTCCTGTAGTTCCAATGTCTCCTAGAACATATATGATAAAATCAGGTGCATTGCGCTCATTAAATTCTTGTTTTGATAACGGTCCAAATGCATCTTTTCCACTGTTACCTATTATGCCAAGTTCCCCGCCCAATTCGCCTGGTTGTGCTTTCATATTATTCCAGGCACCAGTCTCCCCCCACATTCCTTTTGCTCCACGTCCAGGAACAACTAGTGCAATTCCGGAAAAAGGATATTTACCCTTCTTAGGTACCATTTTATTTTCGTCAGGTTCCACTTTGCTGATTTTTCCATCGTATTCATTACCAACAGATCTGATTGCTCCCTCGCCTACAATATACATATTAGTGTGGTCTCTAGTTGCTCCATGATCATATACAACATTAGTTGGAGGCTGTACTGAAGCATCTGCAAGTGTCGCAGGCACCGACTCTACTACATCTTCTCCGCCGAGACGCTCGAAGGCCACCCTATCTCGCTCGCGACCTTCTTTAATCAACTCTAACCGACGTTCGTGCTCCCCTTCTGGAGTTATCGCACGTTCATCCTTGGGTCTCATTAAATCTGCATTAATCTCCGCCTCTTCCGCGTCACGTTCTTTTTCTCTCTCTTGAACAAGCCATTTATCTCGAGCAGCAGCATCAGCATCAGCAGTAACTTCTCCTCCTTTTCTGCCACTTTTTAATGTCTCCAATCGCTGGATTATACCTTCGTGATAGTCTTCAAACCATTGTTCTACCTCCTTGAAAAAATGTCTGTATAATATCTTGCCATTACCCCGCACTTTTTCTTGCAATTTTTTAACGTACTCTACATCTGAACGTAATTGTGACCCCTTTGGCGCCTTCTCCTCCTTATCCTTCGTCGCCTTCTCCCCCGTGCGCATCTTATCAATCTTATATTGTAAATCTTGAAGCCTCCTCTGCGCATCCTCCTTGTGCGCCGCCGCCATCCCTCCCATCGCACTTTTGTTTAGTATATCTCTCATTTCTTTATATTTTTCTACGATTTCGCCATCCTCATATTCAACAAATGCATTTATTAAGGTATTATCAAACAATAATAACTTTTCATTCAAACTAGATATAGCATTTATAGTGTTCCATTCGGAGTGAGATTCGTCAACCTTCATTTGCTTAAAATCTATTGGTAATAAACCATTCGCTATAGCGTCATCAACAGGGTTCCAATCTGAATCCGTTCTTCGACCATGAGAATCGTGGAGTATATCCGCACCATAATCTTTTAGCGTCCCTTCCGCTGATAATGATAATCGATTTACTTGTGCATTATTACTATCATTGCTAGTAATAGCACATGCAAGTATTTTTTGCCCTCGTCGTTCTGCTGCTATTTCTTTCTCTAATAAATTCTTTAATATTGTTTCTAATTGATTATCGAATGATTCTGTAAGACTTGACAAGTCAATTTTTTGAGTCTGACTGGGACGTTCATTTCCTTCACCCTCGCCCTCTCTTTGTCTTTTTTCAGCCATTTATAATATATATAAAACACATATTATAAATAATCGATTAACTCGGTTTGTAAAGGACATATAAATACTGGTATTCATATTCACAATGAACTAAATCAATCTTACTTTTCATAATAAAGCCAATATTTTTCGCTTTTGTTAATACTGTTTCCTGTGTAGGTATATACAAAACATGTTTATTTTTGCGGACATTTTTCGATTTATCATCAACAATCTTTTCATTAAAGTAAGCCATATCATTTGCATTGTCGGGTTCATAATTAGCGGTATAACTAAAGTTTTGAAATTTGATAACCGATTTGGTTATTCTCTTTTCTGCATATTTTTGCGGGGAAACAAAGTTAATAGGGTTTGCCTCAGATAAAATAGGGTCAAAACGGTCACGATTAACTAAATGAAGCACTAAATATCCACCTGGTTTCAACCAAGAATAACAGTTTTGTAAAAATGTCTGTTTGTCTTTTACACTGTAAATCATAAAGTTAAGAGCCATTACATGTGTAAAATAACTGTCAGGGAAAATAATAGCCGACATAGGGTCAAGTTTACGATAGTCGTTACCGTCATGTTTCTTTTTCGCAAAACTTACAAGAGCATTATGCTTATCGACACCAACAGCCTTTATATTTTGTGTTCCAAGTTTTTGCACAACATCACCAGTTCGCGAACCTATGTCAAGTACTTTACTCGAACTTTGCATACCAGTTGTTTTTACAATTTCGCCAATTTCGTATTGTGTTTTCACGTCATTAGACATTAAAACATCGTAAATAGACGCATAAAAAGCGTCATAAACGTTGTCACCTTCTTTGGAAACAAACTTTTCATTTTGTTCAAATCCTTCAACAAGCGGGTTGGTTCTATTATTAATTGTAAATAATACAAATGCTATTGCTAAGAGAATAATTACCTTTTTCCATGCATTTAATCTAGAGAATTGGTTAAACAGGCGATTAATTCTTGTATAGAGTTTCATTCTTATATATGTATTATTGTTATTTTTTTTGTATTAAACCAAAATATATGAATGAAGATGAAATTAACGATGTTCGTGAAAAAAAAGACTTTCGCGGAATAACATTTTCAAAATTTAAAAAATCAGAAGTGCGCAAAGAGCTACTAAATAATATGTTTAATGGAAAAATAGAAAATTCATGTTATTGGGCGGCCGAATTAATTTGCGCAGGCCACTTTATGGAGTTGTGGGAAATTATATTACTTTTCAGCAATAAACATATACATTTAGGAAATCCTAAACTTCCTATTTATATCGATATGCGGTTTCAGGCATTCAAAGAAATTGTGCAAAATGGCTATATAGATAATGAATTGAGAATGCGAAACAATGAAAAAATACGAAAACTATTCTCAGAGATTATTTGTGTGCTATGTCAGTCAATAAAAAAGCACAGTTTTGAAACAATAAAAATTACTGAGGATGATTTCATGATGACAAGTATGACCGACCGCTTAAAAGCCAAAAATGTTCACTATGTTCAGCCAGTTTTCCAAAAAGACGACCCAAAAGAACTCTTTATTGCTCTAAATGAATTGGCGTATCATGTTTCAAAAGATTCAAAAAACATGGTAAGTGCTTGTTACTGGATTGAGTGGATCATGGAGTTTGAATCCCGTTGCAAAAAGAAAAAGGATAAATGTCAATGCGAACGGCGTTCGCATTCGTTTATCCAATCAAACTACCAAACCGACATCATTTGGATTGTTTGGGATATATTTTTGACAGAATCAAAAAAGAAACCAAAACTGGTGCAGAAAATTATAAACGCATCGTTAAATCTTTTTGCATTAAAATATCAACCAAATGTAAAAAAGAAACGTCGTTTTCTGCTTTATAACATTGTTTCATTGTTAACAGAACCAATTGATCAACAAATTCCAATCATATCCAACAATAATACAATTATGCGTGTACAAGATAAAATCAACATGGTTTATCGACAAATAAAAAAGAATGAAGAAAAACCTGCAACAGACTACCTATTTAATAATAAGATAACAGGTAAATCTAATATTGAAAAGACGGTTGAAAAATTAGATAAGATGAAAAATCTAACATCGTTTATACCTAGAAGTTCTCCAACTGATAAAGAATAAATTAAATATCTTAACATAACTACGGCAAACTAGCGCGATTGCTTTTATCATTCCATTCATGTACCAGATAAGCACGAAGATATCTGGAATAATTAGTCAATTCATCTTCCTGTTCGAAATCTGATTCTGAATCATCGCTATCATATTCTTGTTCTACCTCATGTTCACTCTCTGGAAAAATCATAGCATATTCATGTTCTTCTAGTTCAACAATGCCTTCAAAAATTGGACTTTGCATTCCATTTTGTTCGTCACCGATAATCCAAGCAATGTTATCTATTGTAGCAGTGGTCATAGTATATTATAATTATAATTATAAATTAAAAAAGTTTTTTGAAAGAAATCAATTTTTCAAATAATACAATTAAAACTGGCTGAATAACCAAAGTGCTTCACCAAAATCGATTGATTCGCCTCTTATAATTTTTTCAATACATTTGGAACCAAAGTCTACATATGCTATAAATAGGAATAAAATACTACCAGCAAGTATAAACATCCCCGGAGGTATCAAAATTCCAGTTACGAGAATATATAAATCAAAGTAGCCATTCCGCTCAATTCGATAAATAATATTTTGATAACTGGCATATAACCAAACAATTAAAATCACAAAATTCAAATATCGTGATATTGAGCCCATCTTTTCAAAATTGATTTTCTATATAAAAAAAATCAATTTTATAAATATTTTACAATTATTCGTCATCGCTATTATTTTCATAATCGCGAACAATAACAATAGTAGAGAGTTTTATGGGAGATGAAACCCCCTCTTCTTTTTGTGTTTTCGGCGGCGAATCTGTTATTCTATGATTTATATTACTAATATTTGCAAGTTGTAATCTCAATTTTTTTTGCTGTGCTTTTTCAGCACGAACACGCTGCATTATTGTTTGGTGCTCTTTTTTAAGTTGAATCTGGATAAAATTAAGCATAACTGAACCTATTGTGTTATTTAAAAACTGGAATAGTTTAAGTATACCACCAGTAACACCGATTATTTCATAATAATCATTCTCGCTTCTGTCATCAAGGCCATATCTATTATCATAATTTGATTTGTATAACCAATAATCTGCTAAAGCCGCCATAAATAGTGAATTTGTAAAAATAAGAACATTTAAGAATTTTCTTTCAAAACGCTGACGTACAACAGGATTTATTTCAGCGGTATTTTTTCCATTAGGAGATTTTATTAATAATGTATTACTTGAAGTTCTTTCTTCTACTAACATTTCATTATCGATAAATAAATCTTCATAGTATAGTGGTCTAGTGTTGCTTATGTATACCATCCAAGGGAAATTCCAAAATATGATAAAAAATGCAACAAAGACAACTAAGGGTAGATATAAATAACTTTCAAATATATCAACAGTGATTAGTGAAATAACCGCAATAAAAGGTAAAAATACTCTTTTACGTGATATTTTACAACATCGTATATTTATTAAGTTATCTTCATTTTTAGCATTATTTAAAATAGGTGTTTTATTGATTGGGGAAGTTAATACAATAGATGAATTTTGCATATTATAATTATAGAATTTAATAATTTTAATATATTTGTTTTTTATATATGGCAAACAACAATAGGAAAAATCTTTTTAATTTAAACATTGATGAAACAGATATAGATAATATGTCAATACAAGATTTAAAAGATGGTGGTGTTGAAAAAATTAAAAAACCAGAAAGAAGAGCGAAAGGAGTCATAGATTCCGGTGTCGCGCGAGTAGCCAGTGGTCTTGGTGGACTGTTCAGTTTCATGAACATGGACAGCGGTACGGTTTTACGAGTATTTTTGATTCTTTTGTTACTTTCTATTTTAGGATTTAACATCTTAACTCATTTAGATGAAGTTGGTGATGCAATTGGTGAAATTGTTCGACCAATTACAAATTATATTTTCGGTGTAACTGGAGAAGTAACAAAACAAACAGTTAAAACAGCGGCTGTTGGAAGTAAAGCCGGCATTGATATTGCTGCTGGAACAGCCACTGGTGGCATAGATTTATTAGCCCAAACTATTGATGACGGCGCAAACACAGTAACCCATAATAGAATAAATGATAGAGACATTAGAATTCCGGACCAGGGCCGCAAAAACAGAGTGGATGTGTTGCCTGATGAAATAGATAGTGACATTCAACAGTCCGGAAAATCAGGTTATTGTTATGTAGGTAGTGAAAATGGTGTTAGAAACTGTATCGAAGTTGGGCGCAATGATTCATGCATGTCTGGAGATATTTTCCCGACGCGCGATGTTTGCATCAATCCCAATTTACGAGAGTAATCTAATTTATAATTAACTATAATAAATTTGTTTAAAAGTAAATTTATTATAAAAGTAACAATACTTGATGGCAGAAAAAGTATATAGTGGACTCATCTATAATATATCTGAATATTTACAACCAAAAGATAAAATTTCATATTTAAAAACCAGTCGCGAAGCACGAACATGTTTTAAATTGCCTATTTGTAAAAAACTATTAGCAGTAATTCGTATTCAACGATGGTGGAGAAAATTAATGATACCGTGTATAAATGGCGATAAATTAAGTTATAAAATTTCAATAGATTATTTAATAAATAATTGGAAGCGATTTACAAATCGCAAAATACAATTTTTGCAATCAGCAGAGAAATATACAGAAGACGGAAAAATAAGACCGGGTGCGCCTATGATATATACATTAACTTGCGATTCATCGTTAGCACCAAATTGTGTAAATGTGAGATTACCTGGTAATATTAACATGTATAGTTTATTAACAAATAGAATATGCAAATATAAAGAGATACACTATGAAACTGCGCCGGTTCACTATAAAATCAGCATGTTAAATAAAGAAACACTAAGGGTAATAGTAAGAGATGTATCTGACCCAAATATGACTACGTTGTTCTAATTTGCACAAAATACTGCGCAGTAACACCATTACTTGCCCGTGTAGTGATAACATTATCGTAGTTTGTAGATGATCCTTGTACACTTGTATTAAAAACACCAATTGCTGGCATTCCTCTACCAAAAGGATGTGATGTTCCGCTTGTAATATTAAATGTAAGTGTTGGGTCATTTGCGTCAACAACATGGTCTGTTCCTGTACTTTCAATTCCTCCTGAGATATCTATAACAGTTTTTGCATCTTGCGCAGTTGCTTTAATTTGATAACCGGCTGCGGTTCTATAAAAATTTGCACCACTAGAACCATATGCTGTTGCAACATCAACATTTAAAACCTGATTTCTATATGAATAGGTTGTTGGTGAAAAGTTTGAAACTGCGAATGATGGTAATGCATTTGAATCAATTGAATTAGCCGAATTCCAAATAAATCTATCTGCATCAGGAATACCTGCTTTGTAAACAACGCGTGGTATGATTTCAATATTTGTAAGAAACGCTGGTGGTGGTATTGAATTAACAACTACTTGGTATGTATTGACGAATGGATTTCCAGGTGATGTAACATGTACATTTGTATTATAAGTAACAGTATTCACGACATTTGTTTGAATAGGAAAGGCAGTGTTAGCAGGAACGCGAAATGTACCGGTTCCAAATCCAGAAACGATACCAGAAATATCAATATTTGTAGTACATGATCTAGTTACTTCAATTTGAAATCCGTCATTATAATTACTCGATAAATCTAATGAAAATATTTTAAGTCGTTTTGTAAAAGCAAAAACTGGTTTATAATCTGTATCAGACCATGTACCAGTTACGGCATCTTTTACACGGGGTATAACTTTTATTCCAGAAATAAATGGTGTAAATTTCATAATATTGCTTTGTGCTTTTTTAAACAATTCGGATTGTGTAAACACTATTTCATTTTCTTTGTGCTGTAAAATCTCATTTTTTTTTGCTTGCAATGCTTTTTGATATTCTTCTTGAGCATTGCCCATAGTATTCCAAATAGCCCAATTGTTACATGGTGGATTTTTATTATATGGATTGCTTCCTGTATTTGACATTAGTTGTATACATATTTAAAATATATAAAACTTTTTGAACAAATTAAACATTCATTTTAATTGATTTTTAATTTATTTTTACTTCTTTCTCCAATTTACAATTAATAAGAGGTAGATTCTTATTTTCAGTAGAAAAATCACTAGGTCTCAAAATACTCCAGTCAGTATTATAGGGCAATAAACCTAATTCTGTGTATATATATCCAACTAGCGCGCTGCACCAAAATCGGTCTGTTTTTTGGGGTTTTCGGTCATATCTAAATAATGCACCAATCCAATCAAGTGGCATAACATCATATGGTTTATCATGGGCTACTTCGTGAACTCTTTTTAATATAGACTGGTCTAAATAAAATGAATTCTCTAAAGTAAGTTTTCTATAATATAATGAAATATTACCAACACGTGAAATAAGTGTGTGAAGATCAACTATTTCAACTCCAAATTTTTTTTCATTATCCTCAGCATCAGGGTAATTTTCAAAAGATGATTCCCAAAAATATAGCCCGACTAATGGTCTTTCTAAGAATTGTGGGTTTTTTAAAATGACGCCTACATGTGAATATTCACTAGAAGTAAATCTTTGTATCCATTTACCCAAGCAATTCGTATTTGTACTATGGAATAGCAAAATATCTCCTGTATTCCAATCGTTCATATCAGATGTCAAAGGTTTGTACATTTATAAATAGTATTGTTATTTATTTATATAAATTATTTATAATTATCGTAAGTAATATGTGTAGTATATATATAATTTGTTATGAAAAAAACTGTCAATAACCCAATGAGGAGTGTGGAATCGGTTAGAGCATCAATAATTACACCTGAGGAACAAAATGCGGCTATTGTAATACAATTTTTCTTTTATAAAAAAATTTCAAAAACAAAAGAGCCAAGTAATGAATTATATTTAAAATATATACAAATAAGAAATGAAAGACGTAAGATAATTGAAGAAGTTTATTTAAAAAAACTAAATAAACTATTTAATATAAAAGAAGAAGAGATAGGTTTAGAAAATAATCAAATAGAAAGTCCTAGTCGTCGATGTGATTTCACACCTGCGTCGGGAAGAGGCGGTGGGCGAGGACGGGAGAGGGATAGTGTCCCTTTAGGAGGGGGTGGTTGCGAACTTGTACTTCCCCGCCCCCCACCAACCACAGCGCCGGTATTTTTTAAACGACCGAATAACTTACGTCCATTACGAAATTCAGTCCCCTATGTTCGTAACAAAAGTATTCGTCATATTCTATATGACTTATGCGTATGTAAAAAAAATAGAATAATGAGTGATAGATACGATATAAATCGTATGTATAATAAAATACCTTTTACATATTCTCTAGTACAAATTCTATCAAAACCAGCAGTTGCATTTACTCTTACTTTATTTTTAATGTATCATGTATTTATTTACATGTATTTAGGGGTTTCAACTGGAGGAAGTTCATTATATACAGGTTTCATGTACTCAACATGTTATGCCGGCGTGATTGTCTCTTATTGGATGTTATATAGACAAAAAGAACAAATGCTTGATTGGACATATATATTATCAAATGAACTTATAACAAATTTTGAAGAAAGAAAAGGGCGACCGTTTAATCAATATGAACTAATTGAACAAAATCAATTATATCATTTAATTAATTACCGTCCTGGATATGAAGCATTTGTAGATTATTGTAGAGGTTGGGAAAGATTAGTTAAATCGTTTGTATTCATATGGCAAGGGTGTGCAACAATTGGTATTATTATGAAATATTCTGAAAAATGGGATAATGTTTTTGGACATAGTTTTGATAATGACCCATTAGCATTATACGGTTATTATAATTTATTTGGACAATACATAGCATCAATAATAGTTCTCACAACAGCAGCAACACTATTTATTGGATTTTATAATCTTCGTTGTTTAATTTTGTGTTATTGTGGAGATATTAGAAAGTATAGATTGGTCAAATATAATCCAAGTAACAATAAAGAAGAAGAGGAAATAAAGAAACGGTATTTAGATTTACGTGATAAATATTTATATTTACAAAAATGCTGTGTTATTTTGGGGGACGTTTGGACTAAACCAGTAATGATAAGTAGTATATTTGCAATTCAGGTAATTATTTCTAATATTTTTGTAATTCAAAAACAAGTAGAATATTGCGAAGAAGGATGCTCATTGTTCATTATTTTTCCGATAATATGGTGTTTTACAGGTATTTATATATTACATTTGATATTGAACGGAATATCAAGTATTAATGAATCATCAACTGTAATAAAACAAGTATTTAAATATTCAACTAGTGCCTTAACAGAAAATAGTAATAAGGGTGATTATGTTGTTATAGGTGGTCGTGAAAGATGGTTAGAATACATAGATTCAAACCCAATTGAATTGAAAATAGGTGGTACAGTTGTAACAAAAAAATATGTTATTAACAGTATCTCAACGATAGTTGTTGGTGTAGGTTCCTTTGCCTTATCTAATTTACTTAATTAAAACCAATAAATAATTTTACGATATGAAATTATTTATTAAATTAATAAGTGTCATTGTTTATGTACCAGCGTGTAGCAAGATACGGCGGTTTCATGTTAACAACATCTGGCCCTGTTCTCTTAAGATTTGGACCACCCATAGAAACACGTTCAATTTCATTGGTGCCAAGAGCATAATCATAATATCTAAGATTAGAAAGATTTCCCTTAAACCCATTGTTTTTCGCAACATAAACCCTGCTGTAGTTTTGTTTAGGAACGCCACTTAATTTATGTCTGACAACAATAGAACCATTCATGTAAACATCAAGGACCTTGTTTTGTACGCGGATAGTAAGATTGAACCATTTGCTTTGCGGAATGTCATTTACCATGATTTCTTCATTAATGTTTGTAAATGTGTTCAATAAAATAACAAGAGAATTACGATTAGGATGAATGTATACGCCGGGTGCATTATTTGGCTGGATTAATCCATTACTTTCGGTAGCAGCGGAATCGTTACCCTTGTGGAATATGTGTTTGTATTTTTCACTATCGCGTTCGAAATCTTTAATTAAAAGCCATACAGACCAAGTAAATTCAATACCGGTTCTTTCATCATCAGATCTTAACACGGGAATAGAGTTCTTATTTTTGGGGTCTTGGTCAATAACCATATATTGATCACCATCGATTAAGCCATCAATAAGAATCGGACTACCAGAGGGGCGGAATAACCAAGTCATAAATTGTGTGCCTAAACGCAATACAAAAACAAAGACCATAACTACTAAAAGTAGAAAGGCCACTTTTGCGATAAGACTATTTGATTGTAAAAATGCTCTAGAATCTTCAAATGCCATTATATATATACTATAAATATATATAATATTAACAAATTATTCCTTATAATTCAAAACTGCTGGTTTCTTGGTTATCTTCCATAAGAGCAACACGAACCTTGTATTTGTTTGCTCCTAACATACCATCGCCACCAGGTCCTTCCTTGTAAAGATTGTATGCTTGTTGAGGATTAATACGGTCAGGGATGTATTTAATCTTCGAGGTAAATCCATCGAAGCCACCGTTTCCAGTGATCTTCAAGTCAGAGTTGAGATTTGATGCCGCAACACCTTCAAGTAAACATGTGCGTACTAATTTACCATCTAAATAGACATCTAAAGCGCGTGTATTAAGGGAAACAACAAGGTGAACCCATTTTTGTAACGGAACATTGGCTAAAGTGCACAAATGATCTTGTGCAACTCCACTATCACCATTTTCTAAAGCCGATTTAATTAAAATATCATTTGTAATAGGGGCTAAATAGACGCCAGGTGCTACTTCGCCGTTGCTAGAAATTCTTTCTAAAATAGGTTTTTCATTGCCATATCCATAATCCCAATTGTTTACGTAGATCCAGATCGAATAAGCATAGTTACTGGTTGATTTATTAACGGGGATATCATCACTTGAGATGGTTTGTGCGCGTTTGGCACTTACAATTGATTTTGTTAATTTTTTTTCATTTCCACCAAACATAAGTTTGTATACTAAATAAATAACAACAACAACTAAAATACCGATAAGAACGGTTTTTAATCCATCACCTCCCGGTAAATTTCCAACAGCACCGCGGGCTCTATTTTGAATTTCAGATAATCTTAATGCCATAATTATATTATATACTAATATAACATAATTTTATGAAAATAAATTATAAATCTAAATTTAATGAGTTAATTTGTTGTTTCGACAATATATATGGAAAGTAGTAAACATTGCGAATGCCACCTTCAACTCCACGTTTATCACCTGATATAATAGGTTCATTATCACGAGCAGTTAATAAATTGTTTTCACTTATCAGTAACTTTCCATTCATAAATACATCAAGCGTTCCAGTTTCAAAATTCATAACAATATGATTCCATTTTTGAAGAGGGAAATTATCATTACTGTAAACTATTTTCTGCTGACCGGTTTTTGTAACGACGCTGACCTCAAAACGATTATCGCGAACGTTATAGGTAATATCTGGTTTTCCACCATATTTCAAGATAGGAATATTTTCATTACCATTAGCAATAACATTGGGTGGCTGTGGATTTATACGAACCCATGATGATATTGAAAAATTATAATCAACTTTTTTTTGAGGATCAAGACTAAACCAACTAGTTTTTTCTTTTGGTCTTAAATCTTGAACAGATGCTAAACTAGTTTCACGAGATAAATAGATAGGTTCTTTTTGCAATAAAATTCCATCACTTTGTAATGTATGTTTAATTAAATACGGAATAAGAAAGTAACCAACAAGATAAACGGCTTGGAAAAGCAGAATAAACCAAGTAACATTTGGCGTTATCTGTATTTGTCTATGTAAAAATTCAAAAAACTCAGTTATCTTACAAGGAATAATTAAAATTACATTAACAATAAGCATTAATAATGATTTTGTTTTTCCAAATTTATTTAATATACCCGAAGCCAATGCTTTATACCCAAGTGCAATTAGTCCACCAATCATTAACATATTGAGTAGAACTTCAATGATATTTTTAACAAATCCTTGTTCCATTATTTTTACAATGATACGACCTCCTGAATTGAATATTAAGTAACCAAATAAAACGATTATAAATACCTTTAAATTAAATCCAAATATGCCCGGATATTTATCTGATTGACTTGCTTGAGGGTCGTCTTTGAAAATATCCTTTCTAGTGCGAATAAATGTAAATGTCATTAACATGAGAAAAAGAATAAATAAAGTCAATGATGTGCTTGTAATTCTATAAGTACTTGCAATTTTGTATGGGTCTTTTCCAAATAAATAAAACATTCCATAGACCCATACTAAAATTAAAACACCAACTAAAAATTCTAATTTATTTTTAGAAGCAAAATTTGCAGTTCTACTGAATACAAGGGTGATTCCATTTATTATTTCCTGAACATTTGATAATATATATTTTGTAAAAATTTTAATTTCTTCAATAATTCCCATTTATATCTTATATAGCATTTAGAATATAAAATATAAAATTTAAGGCTTAAATTTAAAGATTACTCATCATTGTTTTTCTACCATGACATTCTCTGCACAATGCTTCTAAATTATCGACGTGATTACTACCACCATCCTCTAGGGATACAACATGGTCTACCTCAAATGTTGCTTCCAACTGCTTTGTACATTTATGACATTTCCACCCTTGTTGGGAGGCTACGTATTTTTTCTTTGTTTCGCTGACACTTCGTTTGATTCTACCGTCACTACCTCTTACCATACCTGAGTTCATCATGCGTTTTTCTTGTGGGGGCATATAACCAACTGATTTTGAAAAAATAGAGTCATACCCTCCTGTAAAATCGAATATAGGCGAAAGCATGTCTGCCGTATGTTGTTCAATCGGGGCATGCCGAATTAATGTATTTGCATGACTCATAATGTTACGGCCTTCATGCGGATTTTTTTTTAAAAACAAGTAGAACGAGAAAGCCAAAAATGCAATTAACGCCATTTGGTAATATTTTTTACCTGATTTAAGCATTCGTGAATATTTTCCCTGATGATATGTGTCTCCAATAAAAAATGCGGCTATTCCAAATATAAGATATTCTGATTTCATATACAATAACTAGAGATTATAAGAAGTATAGTTTATTTTTTTAAATAAAGGTAGATACTTAGTGCCGAGAATCCGGAAAATACAATTGCATATATGTATTTTTCACGTCGACGCTGGATTTCGGCTTCTTTTTCTTTATTCGAGCGATAGTGTTTAAAATATTCTTCTAATGATTTATCGTAAGTCATTGTAGGTTTACCGAGTGATACATTAATACGATTATGTATAAAGTGTATCCATTTCATGAATGATTCGCGAGAATCTAAATATGGGGTAACAGGATATTGTGTTAGAAAGTTACTAAATTGTTTGCCGATTTCTTCATCTGGAAGAAATTCTGGTAGATTTTTAATAAATTCAAAATATTTCTTTTTTGTTATAGTTGTTGGTCTTAATGGATATGTTAACGCTAGTGTATGCAAAAAGAACCAGTATTTTGGTCCCCAAATTTCCGGATTTAGTTTCATTATGCTCTGATATACTTTTAGTTAGATAAAATTGATATAAAAACAAACACACAGTTACATTAACAATTATATGAAAACTTATCATTTTTGTAATAACTGTGGAAAACAGGGACATCTATTTCAGCACTGTAAAGCACCAATAACAAGTGTTGGTGTTATTGCATTTAAAAAAGAAAAAAATGAGTTGAAATATTTAATGATATGTAGAAAAGATAGTTTAGGGTATGTGGATTTTATGAGAGGTAAGTATCCGCTCCATAACAAAGAGTATTTAATGAATATCATAAATGAAATGACCGTTGAAGAAAAGAGCAAATTGCTTACTGTAGATTTCGAAATTTTGTGGAAAGACTTGTGGGGTAATTTGCTGGGTGTTCAGTATCGTGGAGAGGAAAGAACATCACGAGAAAAAATGATTTCATTAAAAGAAGGTGTTGTTATTAAAAATGAACTGTACACACTTGAAAGTCTTATTAAAGCAAGTAATACAAATTGGACTACACCGGAATGGGGATTTCCAAAAGGAAGACGTAACTATCAGGAGAAGGATCTTATGTGTGCAGTTCGCGAATTTGAGGAAGAAACTGGGTACAATCGTTCATCTGTAAAAATTATTTCAAATATCTTACCATATGAAGAAATATTCACTGGGTCAAACTATAAATCGTATAAACACAAATATTATTTGTCATATATTGATAATGTGACAATTGCTCCAAAGGGATTTCAACAAACAGAAGTTAGTGATTTATCATGGTTAACATATGACGAATGTGTTGCAACTATTCGTCCGTATAATTTAGAAAAGTTGATAATATTAGATAAAGTTAATAATATTTTAAAAGAATATTCATTATTCTTATAATATATATGTCTAGTGAAGAAATAAAACAATCAGAAAAACAAGAAATAACAGAAAAAACAGAAAATCCAGAAAAAACAGAAAAATCAAAAAAACCAAAAAAAATAAAACGGTTAAAAAAAGTAAAATCTGTTGTTTTGCGCGAGAATAAGATTGAAAAAAATGATTTGGAAAATGAATTCCAAAAGATTAAAAACTTTTCTGCTGACAATAAAAAGTATAATCGTTTACTTTTAAAAAAAGAACAAATTGAAGGTCAAGAACAATCTTTAATGCGTGATTCAGGATTATATCCAACTTTGGACGACCCAAATTTTATATTAAAAATAGCAGAAAAAAGAGAGTTTAATAATACAAAATACGATGGTGAAATATACCCAGTTGAATCTCGCGGAGATGAATTAAGCAAAGTTCCCTTTGAATTATCTTCGCATCAGTTGTTTGTTCGTAATTTTTTATCGTTTCAAACGCCATATAATAGTTTATTATTGTTTCATGGATTAGGTAGTGGAAAAACATGTTCGTCCATATCTATTTGTGAAGAAATGCGCGATTATTTAAACCAACTCGGTATTTCAAAAAGAATTATGATTATTGCGTCTCCAAATGTTCAAGAGAATTTTCGTTTACAGATGTTTGATGAACGAAAACTGGAAAAGGTTCAAGGGTTATGGAATATTAGAGGTTGCACCGGTAATAAATTTTTAAAAGAAATAAATCCAATGTCAATGAAAGGATTGACGCGTACTCGAGTTATAAAACAAATAAATCGCATTATAACACAGTCCTATTTATTTTTAGGTTATACCGAATTTGCAAATTATATAGATCGTGTTATGTCAAAATATGATAATATAAAAGACGATGAACTGCGAGAAAAGAAACGTATTCGTTCAATTAAAAATGAATTTGCAAATAGATTAATTGTAATTGACGAGGTGCAAAATATTAGAATAGCAAATGATAAGGTTACCAAAAGAATATCCAGCAACTTAATGATTATTGCAGAATTAGTAAACAATCTTAAATTTTTATTACTTTCAGCAACACCAATGTTTAATACACATACCGAGATTGTTTGGTTAATGAATTTAATGAATGTTAATGATGGTAGAGCAAAAGTTGAAATTAAGGATATTTTTACTAAGACTGGTAGATTTAGAGAAACTGAGGGCAATGAAATTGTTGGAAAAGAATTGCTTTTAAGAAAAATGCGCGGATATGTTTCCTTTGTTCGTGGTGAAAATCCGTATACCTTTCCTTATCGCATTTTTCCCTCAATGGTTTCCAGTAAAAATACTTTTGCGGACCAAGAGTATCCAAAAACACAAGCAACTTTGACAGATATTAAGGAGCCTATCAAATATTTAGATGTTTATGTGAGCAACATTGGTAACTATCAAGAAATGGGATACAATTACATTGTAGAACGTATACAAAAAAAAATACCAGATAGCGAGCAGTTAGAAATTGGTTTAGGTTACACAGATTTAGACCCAGCGCTTCAATCATTAAACATGGTATATCCTCTAGATAAATTAACAAAACGCGACGAAACAAAGGATTCAATAAATATTAATATCCGGCATTTAATTGGTAATGGTGGACTCAAAAGATGCATGAAATATACAGTATCGAGCAAAAAAAACTTCGCTTATAAACCAGAAATCTTGAAAAAATATGGACCTATTTTTGCACCCGAAAATATTGGAAAATATAGTTCCAAGATAAGTCAGATATGCGAAAGCATAAAACAAAGTCGAGGGATAGTACTAGTTTACTCTCAGTTTATTGATGGTGGGTGTATTCCAATTGCATTAGCCTTAGAAGAGATGGGATTTAAACGTTTCGGTTCCCAATCGTCATTTTTTAAAAGCAAAGAAACAAAATTAAAGAAGGGAAAAACAGAAAAAACACAAAAATATGCTATGATTACTGGTGATCCGGCAATATCACCAAATAATTTAGATGAAATAAAGGCATTAACAAATGATGATAATCGCTATGGTGATAAAATAAAGGTGGTTATTATATCAAAAGCGGCGGCTGAAGGAATTGATTTAAAAAATATAAGACAAGTTCATATTTTAGAACCATGGTATAATATGATGCGTATTGAACAAATTATTGGACGCGCAGTAAGAAATTTCAGTCATATATTGCTGCCCTTTGTAGAAAGAAATGTTCAAATATTTTTACACGGAACAATATTAAGTGATAAGGCAATAGAAGCCCTTGATTTATATGTATATAGATTCGCCGAAGGCAAGGCTATTGATATTGGCAAGGTTTCGCGATTATTAAAGGAAAATTCAGTAGATTGTATGCTTAATAGTAGTCAAAACAATTTTACAAAAGAAAACATGAAACAAGATGTTGATATAACTGTGTCTAGTGGAGAAAATATATCTTATTCTGTTGGAGATAAACCATTTACAAGCGCATGTGATTATATGGAAAGTTGTGAATATAAATGCAATATTCCTGAAGGGAGTGGTGAAATATCTGTAAAGGATGATACTTACAATGAACAGTTCATTGTTATGTATTTGGATAAAATACACCAACGTATTCGTGATGCTTTTCAAAATAATTATGTTTATCGTAAAGATGACTTACTTTTGGAGATTAATAAAATAAAGACATATCCACTAAGTCAAATAAATTATGCGTTAGACCAATTTATAAATGATAAGAATTTATATCTTAAAGATATCATGGGCCGAGATGGTTCTTTAATAAACATTGGTGAATTCTATATGTTTCAACCTAACGAATTGAATAATACTAACCTATCATATGAAGAAAGAAGACATCCGATTGATTTTAAACGGACAAAAATATCTATTAAGTTACCAGATAATGTATCAGAAACAATTGGTGATGTTAAAGATAAAAAATCCCCAGACAAAGTTATAGACGATAAAGATAAGAAAGATGATAAGCCCGTCAAATCTGAATTAAAATCAAAAACAAAATCAAAAAAACAAGATAAATACAATAAAGAAAACGATAATGACAATGCATTAGGTATTTTAGAGTTAATGAAGACTCAATATAATTTAGTTGTTACACCAACTGTTCCGCCTACTACAGATAAAGACCCATTAAAAGGGAATAAAGATTGGTATGCATCAGCAGGTAGGACAACTCAGAGACTTTTAGATATGGGATTTTCTATTGAAAATATCAAAAAATATGCGATTGCCCATATCGTTGAAAGTTTAAGCCATAAAAATAAGTTAAGTTTATTAAATTTTATATATCAAAAAAACACTTTAGATAAAGAAAGCGAAAATTTATCAGAAGTCTTGACTTTATCACAAGAATATTTCAAATTTCATGAAATTGAAAATGATGGTGATATTTATATGCTGTTATTGACCGACAACAATGTTGCAACAGTCTTTATCTTTGAACTTGATAATCAAAATTTTATAAGGGCATTACCAAGTCAAATTAAAAACATTTCAGACCATTTAATTAGACGCAATATTAAACGAGAAGATGTAAATGATATAATTGGTTTTATGACACTGTTCAAAGGCGATTTTAATATATTTAAAACAAAAAACATGACGGGCAAAAGAAATAGTGGAATGCGTTGTGATCAATCTGGTAAGGCAGGTGCATTAAAAATTATATCAGCAATATTAAACGACCCAAGCGTGACTAGTGATGATGAGCGAAAAAAATTAAACGTAATACAATTATGTTCGGAACAAGAATTTATTTTACGTCATTATGATGAAATGAAGAAAGATGGAAAAAGATGGTTTTTAGCACCTGAAGAATATGCATTGTCAAAAGAAATAAATAGTGCAAAATTAAAGAAATAAAAAATTGAAATAAAACTATTGTATTATAGTATAATATATCAACAATGAATGAACTTGTATTAAAAGTCCCAAAACCTAAATCTTCAAACCAAAGGGGGAATAAAAAACAAGGCGTCATTGGTATTTATTTCCCATCAATGCTTTCAAGACGTGTTACAATACCAATGAGAAATGTGGGTGAAGGAGTTGCCATTGTTATAGAAAATATTATTAAGGCAAAATATGAGGGAAAATGTATTCAAGAAGGATTTATAAAACCAGGGTCAAGTAAAATTCTAACATACTCAAGTGGTGAATTGACAGCCGATAATGTTGTATTCGAAGTTGTCTTTGAATGTTTAATTTGCTGTCCGGTTGAAGGAATGCATATATCATGTGTAGCAAAAAATATTACAAAGGCTGGTATTCGAGCGGAAGTCGAATCTGGTACCGAAAGTTCACCAGTTATAATATTTATTGCACGAGATCATCATTACAAAAATAAATTCTTTTCCAAAATTAAAGAGAACGATAATATTCGTGTACGTGTAATTGGACAAAGATTTGAACTTAATGACCCAAACATTTCAATACTTGGCGAATTGATTGATATTGAAACGACTACAAAGAAACATAGAACAGAAAAGGTTGCTTTGCGTAAAGTTAAAGGAAAGAAACTTAAACTCAAGAAACCGTCTGGGCAAGAAGAACCCGACAAAAAGAAAAAGGTAACTATGGTTATTGGAGAAAAGAAGGTTCTTGAATAATAGATATGTTAAATCTTATTAAATAGATTATTTTTTATTTTAATAAATAATCTATGGAAAACATGGTTATGGAGAATGAAGAAACTATTAAAGATAATTATCCTCAAATTGAAAAATTAAGAAATGATATTGAAAAAATGGCAAAGACCAATCATATCGAGATACTTCGTATTTTAAAAAAGGGAAAAACTCAAATAAATGAAAACAAGAATGGTATTTTTATTAATATGACAGAATTAACAAATGATGCTTTAAATGAAATACAAAAATATGTTGAGTATGTTTTAAACCAGCACAGTCACTTAGATGAGCAGGAAGAAGAAAAAGAGAAGTTCCATAAGACTTTTTTTAAAGATAATAAAGAGACAACATCAACTACATTAAATAATGAATAGAGGTCATCGATATCAAAAATCAAATCATAAGAATAATCGAAACTATAAACAGAATACTCATCATAATTCTAAGACCAACGTAAAAAATTATAATGTTGTACTTGAAGATTTACAAGATTATATGTTGCAAAATGAAAATATGGAAAAATATAGATGTATTATTAATACAAATTACAAGACAATTGATAAAACTGTTAAAAAAAATAAGAAAATTATCAATTCGGTAAAAGATACGAATACAGATACAGATAAACCTAAAATATTCTTTGTCAAGCAGAAAGATACATTGTTTTGGTGTTTTTTTATCATTTATAAAGGTCGTGAAAATTACGACATGATTATAAACAAACATTTTCAAGAAGAAAAATCGTTTAAAATAACTGCGGCAGAATATGCAAGAGAATGCAAAGATTGTCTTAAGGAAATCAAAGTCAAAAGAGTAGATATGGAAAGTGAATTAGTAAATGACAGCAAAATATCTTTGTTGACATTTTTAGGATTGTGTTATATTTACAACAAAAATGTTATTGTAATTAAAAATAATATTTATTATGAGATTAATGCTGGAACACATGAGGAATTGTTTTCAGTTGTAACCTGTAAAAATAATGGTGTTGATGATATTTATGGTATTGAAACAGATGTCGATGATGCTACTATTAGTGCCTATAGAAAAGATTTATACAAGATTGAAAATATATCAAAACCGATACGTGCATTTTCCTATTACAAATTGGAAGATTTATGTGAAATTTGCCAAAAATTAAAAATTTCAACTACTATTACAGTAAATGATAAAACAAAGTCGAAATCAAAGAAAATGTTATATGAAAATATTGTTCAACAGATATAGACTAACTATAAAAATTGAATGAATATTAAATGAAAATATATAAAATAATATTACGAGTAATATATAAATGCCAAAATCAAATGAAGGAAAACTCTTTGATATGATAAAAAAATATTTAGCCACGCAAGAATTTAACGTGAATCGTGAGTTAGAGGTTAAATTTGGAACAAAAGGGTTTCGTCAAATTACGCGCATTGACTATGAAAATGTTATTCAAAAACTAAAATCTAGTGGATTTGTTGGTGAACCAATCACCAATATGTTGCGTGTCCAAAATGAATTCTTAGATGGTAGAACTGGCGAAACATCTTTGTCGAATGTTCGTGCAGAAATAAAGGGTGTTACGCAAATTCAGGATTATTGCAAAACTAATAGATTAATGCAAGATGACAATGAAACCCTTAAAAAAAATATCTCATTTGAACAAAAGTCAATTGCCAAATTTGAAGAAAAACCAATTTATCCGATTAATTATGATGATTTTAATTTTCGTATTTCATACAGCAAAGAACGAAAGTTCCCGCCTGGTTCCGGGTTTATTAAAGGAATTGTTAGCAAATGGTCAGACAGTCGCAAAGTATTTCGTTTGATTAGCAGAACATCTTTTACAAACGATGAATATCCGGTTAAGATTGACTGTAGTATTGTACAAAGTTCTAAGAAGGAGCATCGCAAATATGTGCCAGCATATACAATTAAAGAATCTGACGTGTTAAATCAACCATATACATTTGAAATTGAAATTGAAATTGATAATGAAATTGTTGAGGTTTTGAATTTTACATTTGACCAAATTGCAAATTACCTGCGCAAAACAATTAAGATTATTTTGTCAGGACTTCAGCAAACAAATTATCCGGTCGGCTATGAAGAACAAGATGATATTTTGATGGAATATATGGATGTAGTTCACAATAGAAAACCAAAAGACAAGAAAAAGAAATCAAAAAGCGAACAAGAAGATATACGGAAAAAATATAATGAACGAGTATTTCCCAAAAATTTTATTGGACCGTCATCATACACACTTCAACTAGAAAATATTACAGAAACGGCCGCGACTAATGGTATAATTTCTGTAAGAGAGCCTTATACGGTAACTGATAAAGCAGATGGTTTGAGAAAAATGCTTTATATTTCACATGAAGGCAGAATTTACATGATCGATATGAATATGAATGTACAATTTACCGGTGCAATTACACGTGAAAAAACATTATTTAAAACTTTGATGGACGGAGAACATATTACATCAAATAAACTTGGGAATTATATGAATTTATATGCAGCATTTGATATTTACTTTGTAAATGGATTGGATATGCGTAAAAAGGCATTTGTTAATATGGAGGCAGACGAGGAGGAAAATAATTTTAGATTACCAATTTTAAATAACGTTATCAAAGCATTGAGTCATGTGTCTATTGTTGACAAATCAATGTCACCAATTAGGATTGAAGCCAAAAAATTCTATGTTTCTAAAACAGGAGGTGCTGAAAGTACCATATTTATGGCGTGTAATAAAGCACTTACCAAGATTGATGGTGGATTTCTTGAGTATGAGACAGATGGTCTTATATTTACGCCTATTAACACTGGTGTTGGCGTTAAAAATACAAAAGAAGAGCCTGCAAACTACAAAGTTACATGGGACTTGTCATTTAAGTGGAAACCGGCACAACATAATACCATTGATTTCTTGATTTCTACAAATAAAAATAAAGATGGAAAAGAAAGTGTTCGTACACTATTTGAAGAAGGAACTTCTACATCCAAAACAACTGAAGTAACTATGTATAAGGTATTGACTCTTCGTGTTGGTTTTGACGAACGACGACACGGATATGTCAACCCAATGCAAGAGTTGATTAATGATGTCGAACATAAATTTAATTCGGCTGAGGATAGGAATACCTATAAGCCATTGCCGTTTTATCCGACAAATCCATATGATCCTCATGCAAGTGTGTGTAATATTGTCATCCAAAAAGATGTCAATGGCATTGACCAAATGTTTACTGAAGATAGGAGCGAATCGTTTCATGACAACACAATTGTTGAATTTAGATATGACCAGTCGCGTGAACCTGGGTGGAGGTGGATTCCCATTAAAGTTCGTCATGATAAGACGGATGAGTTTAAGAAAGGAGGAAAAAATTTTGGAAATGCATACCATGTGGCCGAAAGCAATTGGAAATCGATTCACAATCCGATTACAGAATCGATGTTGAAAACTGGCGAAGACATACCTATGGAAACTCCTGATTACAATGTATATTATAATAGAAAAACTTCGAAATCAAATACGAAGCCGTTGAGGGATTTCCACAATCTTGTTGTAAAGAGAAATTTGATTATTGGTGCTTCAAAACGTGGCGATACTCTTATTGACTTGGCTGTAGGTAAAGCAGGCGATCTTCCAAAATGGATTGCGTCTAAGTTAGATTTTGTATTTGGAATTGATATTTCCAGAGATAACATTGAAAATCGCTTGGATGGTGCATGCGCTCGATATTTGAACATGAAGAAACGTTCAAAGATTATGCCGTCTGCACTCTTTGTAAATGGTAATAGCGGAGTTAATATCCGTAATACTGAAGCCATGTTTAGTGAACAAAGTAAACGTATTACAAATGCTGTCTTTGGTGAAGGACCAAAAGATGAAGGAGCGCTTGGTAAAGCAGTTTATAAACAATACGGTAAAGGTAAAAAGGGTTTCAACATTGCATCCTGTCAATTTGCTGTTCACTACTTTTTCGAAAGCCCAACAACACTCAAGGAATTTCTAAGAAATGTTACAGAGTGTTTGGCAGTAGATGGTTACTTTATTGGAACATGCTACGACGGCGAAAAACTATTTCATATGTTGAAAAAGAAAGAAAAAGGTTCTGGAATCATGATTAATCTTGAAAAAGAAAAGATTTGTGAAATTACAAAGCAATATGACAGGGATGATTTCAATGATGATTTGACAAGTCTTGGATATCCTATTGATGTATTCCAAGAAAGCATAAACAAAACATTCCGTGAATATTTGGTAAACTTCACATATTTAACACGAGTCTTGGAAAATTATGGGTTGGTTCCTGTTAAAAAGGATGAATTGAAAAAGATGGGAATTCCAAATAGCAGCGGTTCATTTAGTGATTTGTTTGCTAAGATGGAACGTCTTGTAGGTCAAAAACGCTTGAAAGAAGTTGATATCGGTTCTTCTATGAAAATGACTAGTGAAGAAAAACAGATATCGTTTCTTAACCGTTACTTTATCTTTAAGAAAGTAAGAGAAGTTGACGCAGATAGCGTTTCGTTGGATGTCAAATCATTTAAAGAATTGAACATTGTGGATAGTTCGACAAAAGATGATGATACAAAGAAAGAAAAAGACGACAAAGACAAAAAGGAAGATGACAAACAAGATGACAAACAAGATGAAAAGAAAGTTAAGAAGATAAAGAAGAAACTTCTTCTTAAAACAAAAACTAAAAAGGAAGAAGTTGAAGACGAAGATAAGAAAGACGAAAAGCCCGAGGACAAACCAGAAATTGTAGATGAAGATGAAACAATTGTCGAGAAGGGACGTAAGGTAGAAAAGTTTTGGTCTAAATCGGCAGTTGATAAGAAAGATAAATATGGCATTGGATATGAAGATTGGCAAAAACGTTTGAGTAATTTCTGGGAAGGTGATGCTGATGATGACGCTGAACTTGTTATTGATGGCGCAGTATGGCCTACTATTGAGCATTGGTTTCAAGCAAATAAGTTTATGTTTAGTGGAGATGATAAGTATAAATATTATGCAGACCAATTCAAAAAGGGGGGTAAATTTGATGCAGACCAAGGTAAAGGTAAGGGTGCATATGCTAGAAGCATGGGTGGAAAAACTGCCACAAAGAAAGCCAAGGTTCCTATTGATCCTGAATGGGATACAAAGAGTTACAATGTTATGAATAAAGGAATTGCACACAAGATTGAACATTTTCCTGATGTTAAAAAAATTCTAGAAGTGCTTAAAGATAACAATGTTTACATTGCGCACTATGAAAGCAGTAGAGGAAAGGGGGTTTCCAAATGGGGCGCATCAGTTAAAAAAGAAAAAGATGGAACTACACGTATAGTAGGTAGAAATTGGCTTGGTAATATTTATATGAACCATATGAAGAAGATGTAATATATATGTTTGTAATAAATTATATAAACATATATACCGTAGATAATACATGAGTTATTTTAGTGTTCCAAATGTTACACGTTCACTTGATGATAATAGTTTTTTATTAGCATTTCATTCAATAGATAATATTACTCCAAAAATTAATACTAGTTTATTTAGGTATATAACTCGTGTTAAGGGATTTATTGAGCCTCACATTAATCAGTGGGATAATATAAAAAAATATACAAATACCTATGAATATATTCATACGCCGGTTCCTTCGTCAAAACTATCAGTCTGCAAATACAAGCCACTATCACGATCATACTTTAAAATGATTGAAATGTATAATAATTTTCATATAATGGATACATTTGAAAATGAAAATATTAATTCATTCCATCTAGCAGAAGGGCCAGGTGGTTTTATCGAAGCATTGGCTACAATAAGAGAAAATCCAAATGATAAATATTACGGCATGACACTGCTTGATAAAGAAAATCATAATATTCCTGGATGGAAGAAAAGTGAAAGAGTTCTAAACAAATTTCCAAATATTATTTTGGAGTCTGGCATAGATAGTTGTGGCGATTTATACAACAAAGACAACCTAGAATATTGCTATAAAAAATATGCAAATAAAATGGATTTAATTACGGGTGATGGTGGATTTGATTTTTCAATTGATTTCAATAAACAGGAAGCATATGCAATCCGTTTGGTTTTTTCCCAAATATCTTTTGCAATTACAATGCAAAAGATGGGTGGAACATTTATATTAAAAATATTTGACATGTTTCTTGAGTCTACGATTGAAATGATATATTTGTTAAGCACTTTGTATAAAAGTGTTATTATTACAAAACCATATACTAGTCGTATTGCAAATTCTGAAAGATATATAATATGTAAAAATTTCAAGTTTGGTTCAAGTGAAAAGCCGTACAAAAAATTTCACGATCTATTTAATCTACTATCAAAAATTGACATGTCAAAAAATTACATTTCAAAGTTTTTTAAATTTAAGATCCCGTATTACTTCGTTAATAGGATTGAAGAATGCAATGCTATATTAGGCCAGCAGCAAATCGAAAATATAAACTATACAATCTCAATTATTGAGACAAAGAAAAATAATGATAAAATAGAGCATATTAAAAAAAATAATATTCAGAAATGTATTGCTTGGTGTTTAAAGCATGGATTGTCTTACAATAAAAATATTGGTATTACCAATACATTTTTAGCGGAAAATGTGAATCTAGCGCCAACAGACATGTCGCCCGCAGAAAATACTGATGAATATTCACGACAATCTGATAAAACAAATCGTTTTAGGACCAATACCTTTTTGTCTGTCTCTGCACCTCCTGTTAGAGACGTATCCAATCAAAATATCAATTAATATCTACACGTTATTTCTGCTTTGCAGTTTGGACAATAAAATTCCTTTTTTTGTTTCTTTTGACTTTTTTCCCAGTTTCTTAAACATTTTCTATGGAAAAAATGATTACATGTGAGGATTATTTTTTTTGAGTTATAAACTCGGCTACCGAAACCATCTAAGCAAATGCTACAAACATCCGGTTCTGTTGCTTCGTTTGTTTGTATCCAAAGATTTTTTCTATTTTCTTCCTCTGTTTTTGGTGAAATGCGATATGAAAGGATTGGTGATCTTCTACCACTATTTTCATCACTGCTACCACTAATAGTTCTGCTGCTATGTTCATTCTGTCCAGTTATATCAATACTGGCAATGCTACCAAAACTTCCTACGCTTGTCAAACTTCCTACGCTTGTAGAACGATTTTGTCTATTTTCTATACCTGGCGGTGATTCCAATATATAATTTTGAAATACAGATGGTGAATTTGATGGCGATTGGTATCTTGGCATATCCAAATGTGCTATATTTGTTCTTCGAAATAGTCTGGATTGCGACTTTGCCATCAGTTTAATGACAGTAAAGTTTTTAAATTCATAATTGTGTGTTTCATTATTGACATTTATTTTGCCTTTTGATGTTCCGTATTCAGTAAGACTGTTTATGGTAAAGAAATAATTACCATGTGGTAAGAATTTATCATTAACGTCAAAGACGGGTTTTTCAGTCGTTATGGATGTTTTTAAATTTAAATCAAATGATTCGTCCATTATTCTAAGTACTTAAAAATTATTTATTATAATTTTTAAATATTATTATTATTCTTAACCTAGTTTCGAAGTTAAACTGTTTCATGCGCCTTCTTTACAACACTTGCTTTAATAGAGTTATAAATTTCATTAAATTCTTGAATTTTTACTTTGACATCTGGTTCTAATGCAATATCTTTTGGATTGTAATTATTATAATAATCAAATTCAAGTTGTCTAATTTTTAAATCTCTAGTAGACATTTCGTGTTTCTCTTTTTTTACAGTTTGAAGTTTCTCGTGATTCTGCTTCTCCTCCTTCTCCCTCTTTTTTGCTGCTCTTTCTTCTTGTGCTGCTGCTTCTGCTGCTGCTTCTGCTGCTGCTCTTTTTTCTGCTTCAAATATTTGCGCTGCTTTTTCTTTTTTCCTCATCTTGATTGCCTCGTTTATTTTTTCCAATTCTTGTTTATCTGATTCTTCTTGACGTCTCCTGCGCTCTTCTTCAACATTCTGTTGAGATTGTTGTTCTACATCTACCGTTACTTCTTGTGCCTCTGCTTCTTCTTTAGGTCTATCTTGCTCGTTTTCAACATGGTCTTGAGATTGTTTTTGTACGTCTACCGTTACTTGTTCTAGTTGCTCTCCTCTCGGTTCTTCTCTTGGTGCCGCCAGCACGTCGGCCTCATCCCCGCTACTACTGATATTACCGAATTGGGGACGAGGAGGAGGACGAGGACCAATAGGAGGACCAGGATTAGCACCGGAAGCACCAGTAGGAGGAGGAGGAGGAGAACTGGAAACAACTGCTGTATCTTCCACCCCACCTTTCAATCTTAAAGTCATATGTAATGTACTATTATTTGCTATCTTATTTTCTTCTAGAGATTTAAAATCATCTAACATGTGAATCCCTCCTCGTAAAACAATATTTTGTGACGCTAAACCATTGCGTTTCCCAATTATCTTTTTTAATTCTAATAAAGTTGTTTGTTCTCTACTATCAACAACAATAGTTTTACCATTTAAGGTTTTCACAAATATTTGAAAACTTTTATTATTTTTTATTCTCATTCTTTTTTGGTATCTAGTTTCCATTGATTATATAATACCTTGGTAATATTATATAATTAATTTTAAGTTTATAAATTCATAATTTACAAGCGAACTCTTTTGTGTAATTCAAGAGCGGCTAAGGCACCAACAACTTGGGCAAGAACGTACGGTAATAATTCTTTCATGGGTAAACGTTTCGCGTGAACCATGGCAACAGATACCGCCGGGTTGAAGTGACCACCCGAACTTTTGCCGACCATGACGGCCGCCGCAAGGGCCGCACCAATCGCTAAAGGATTGCCGCTAGCGAGGATGATATAGAGGAGAAATAAAGTTCCTAAAAACTCAGTTAAATACTTGTTGTTAAGCATCATTTTATAATATTATGTAAGAAAAATATTTTAAAACTTAACGACGAACACGGAATAATGCTTGGCTAGCACCATTATTAGATCCACCAAAGGAAGTATCATTGTAGTTACGGGTTAACGCGACGCGACGTCTGTATGCAACATAGTCTGAACTATCTTTGCACGGTAATTGTTTAGGCTGTTCAACCGATTTGAAATTATCCGAATTGCTAGATACATGATGACGACGAATAACACTGCGATTTACAGACCAGAATGCAGAGTTATTGGTAACACCAGTTTTTTTGGGCATGATATTAGTTACACTCATTGTATATATAACTAATTGATAAAAAATTTGTCAAAATTATCAAATATAATTAAATACCATTTTTACCTAAATAACATATCATTATACCTTTTCAGTTAGAATACGTGGAGCAATGTTCATCGTAATCAACTCCTGAAACAATAGTTTGGCTGCAAAAGGAAATTTAACCAACGAGAAATCCGTACGATTGTTGCAAATTCTACAATGGTGAATCTGTTTCTCATCGTTGTATGCGGCGATCATACCACATTTATTGCAAGTATGAATTTGATATTTATCAGACGCATCATAAATACGCCCATTTGTAAAGCGAGGCATTCCATGGCTGACACAACAATCACGTTCCATTTCCCCGAAACGAAGTCCACCATCACGAGCCCTACCCTCAGCCGGTTGGCGAGTGAGATTTACCATAGGTCCAATCGCCCGACTGTGTTGCTTATCATTCACCATATGCTTGAGACGCTGGTAAAATGCAGGACCCATAAAGATTGTCGTCTCAATCTGCTCTCCGGTGTGACCATCATAAAGCAATTCGTTGCCATTGCATTCATATCCAGCCTTTAGCAACTCTTTGCAAATATCCTTAACAGGAAACTCATTGAAACTGGTGCCGTCACCAAACAATCCAAGTTCAAGCAGAATCTTACCCAACAGCGTCTCTTTGAGTTGTCCAATAGTCATACGGGAGGGGATAGCATGTGGGTTAATAATAATGTCTGGACGAACACCTTCATCCGTAAAAGGCATGTCACGCTCAGGAATGATATTTCCAATAGTTCCTTTCTGTCCATGACGGGATGAAAACTTGTCTCCAATAACCGGTTTTCTATGACAGCGAATACGAACTTTACAAAAGTTGTATCCATCACCATTACGCTCAACAAAATTTTTATCGATATAAGAGTCCTCAATGGTGCGATAACTCATGCTTTCATCCTCATATTTGATAACTTTCGTGTGGTCACTGCGATTTTCTTTAATTGGAATAACTTTACCAATAATAATGTCACGATTTTCAACAAGAGTATTCTCAGGAATAATACCATAACTATTCAATTTATCATAGTTGCCAAATTTAATACCGCGCGTCTTTGACTTGTCTGGTTTACAACGGATTTCCTCATCACCGTGGATTTTTTTGTCTTCATCTTTTTCTGTATGATAAAGAGTGGCTTGAAACAAACCACGGTCAAGACTTCCCTGATTAAAGAGAATGCTATCCTCCTGATTATATCCACCGTATGTCATAATCGCTACAACGACTGGACATCCAGATGGAATTTTGTTAAGATGAATAAGATTCATCAAACGAGTATCAACTAGTGGACGATGCGGATATGAAAGCACATAAGCAGTTTTGTCCATTCGAGTATCAAAATTGGTCACATATACACCCATTGCTTGCTTGCCCATGGCACATTGATACGTATTTCTAGGAGACTGATTATGCTCGGGGAATGGAATACACGAAGCAAGAATTCCAAATATAGTGCTGGGATGAAGTTCACTATGCGTGTAATTGTGAATATAGTTTCCCTCAGTCTTCGTCAATTCTCTTGGGCGCATTGAAATCATGCTAAAATTTTGTTCTTCGGGATCAATATATTCCATTACAGATTCACCAATTTTACAATTACTTAGCAAATCATTCCAACTCAATTCCCTATCTTGCAACTTTTTCATTACTCCGCTGTTTAGTAGAATTTTATTATCACGAACTCTCAACAAAGGTCTAGTCAATCGACCACTATCTGAGCAAACACGAATTTCCAACTTTTTACAATCAAAGATAACAGACGTGTACACATTGATAATTCCTTCATATTTCTTTTTTTTAAGTGAAGTGTAAAGTTCATATGGTTTATTTGAAATACCAAGCCAGCATCCATTCACAAAAACCTTTACTTTATCACAATAATCGACCGGCGAACTTTCTTCAGTTAGCGGTTCAATAAATGGCTCCACAAAATCATATAGTGCGGAACTGTTCGAAGGAATAGTAACATGCGCCAACTGCGTAAGATTTTTGACAACACCAACAGAGCCACCCTCTGGGGTTTCGGCAAGACATAGAAATCCCCACGATGAATTATGCAATTTACGAGGCGGAATCAGTTTCCCACTTTTATCAATCGGCGTATTTATTCTGCGAAGATGACTAAGAGTTGAAATATAAGTGAGACGATTAAGAACCTGAGCAACACCAACCTTATTGCTGTTTGTATTCTTAATTCCAAAATCACCTGTTGCCAATGCCCTTTTCAAACCATTTTCAATCGTAGTAGATTTCACAATTTTGTAGATGTTTGTTTGATTAACAATATTTTTGTAATTATTGGTGGAACGCCACGAACCAGTGTTAATTTCACGAATAATTTGCTTTTGAAGATCCTTTACAAGTTTGTTGAAATAATTTCTAAACAGATTGTTCAATAGTGTTCCAGTAAGGTCGATTCGTTTGTTGATGTATGAATCGCGGTCATCTTGCGGGCGCCATTCAAACGATGTTTGAAGCAACTGGTTTGCCATATATCCAAGAAAGTAAATACGCTGGATCTTGGTTTTGCAATGAGGAAACAAATCATTGTTTAGAACATCAACTGTGAATTGGCGCTTCTTAATTTGTCCTTCCTCCTTTGTCATATTAATAGGAGTAAACATTGCATGGGTAGTAATAAAGTCGATTGCATCCTCTTTAGTTAGAACTTTATTGGCTTCAACAATTGAGGCCTGAAGACCATAAATCATTTTCTTCAATTTCTTATCTTTAATGTTCAGGGTAATCAATTCACAAATGCTTTTGTCAGGAATAATATCGAACGCGCGAAATACAATAAACAGAGGAATCGGATTTTTAATTCTAGGAATTTGCAAATGGATTGCATGGCCAAAACCATTATTTTTCGAAAGAATCATCATGTTAATTTGTTTTGGCGAAATGCATTTGTAATCGGGAACAGATTTAATTTCAGCAAGATAACTGTACCGGTTACTGTTCTTACCAATCTTAAAACAATAAACACGATTTTCAGCCGCGCGTTCCTGTCCTAGAACGGTTTTTTCCGAGCCATTGATAATAAAGTAGCCACCAGCATCCATCTCGCATTCACCTGTAACCTTATGATCCACATGTTTATATTGCGAAAGTACACAGATACTTGAATTAAGCATGATTGGCAATTTACCAATATGAATTTTCGGCAATTTAGAATAGATAGTTTGCACATTTTGCAACTTGTCGCCAGTTCTGATAACATACTTAATATTAATGTCCATTGTCATGGCCGATGCATAAGTGAAATTACGCAACCGCGCCTCATGCGGAAACATAATCTTGGTTGCACCATTATTTTCATGAATTTGAGGACGATAAATGTAGAAATTTTCAAAAGTAATAAGCAATTCGAGCCTGTAAAGGTCTAGTTCTTTTACATAGTCATGTTCCGAACGCACAGTTACTGGATTAAACATGCCTACCGTCTTTGGAATCTGGTACGATACAAAATCATTATAAGATTCCAACTGATGACGGACCAATTTTCTCAAATATGAACCCCCAAAATATTTTTTCAACAATTCCCATGGAGTTTCTTCAGTATATTTGAAGTCTTCGTCGCGCGAAGAATTATCATCCGGAATTACTGTATTTTCAGCAGTTGTCATATCGCTTGTTTTTTTCATCTACAATTTCGATTAATTTATACTTCAATTTATCTTTAAATCCTATTGAAATATAAATAAGTACCATATATATACAATGAACAGATATACTTTTGTAGATTTATCAATAAATGGAATTAAAATTGACATAAATGATATAAGTAATAATAATTTTATAAATAATCGCAATAATTCTCCTCTAGACGGATGTAGTAATAAAAAACACACGAATTTTAAAGTTACTACTACAAAACCTACTATATATCGAGATATATACGACAATCCTTTGTATCCATACAATAAATATAATAGACGATATAATTCGAACAATATTGAAAGAGATTTAAATAAACAAACTTATAGTGATATAACAACATTTAACATGAAAGTTAACAGATTACTTGATGATATTCGAAAAAAACAAGAAAAAGAACGATTAGGGAAGGATTCGTATGATAAAAAGGATGAAATTTCAAAAATGCGATATAAAGGTTTGATAGACAGCATTGACCGAAATATAGAGGATAAAGAAAAAACGCAGCAGACATCAATTGTTCGATATAAAAATGGAGAAAATGGTAAAGGGGATATAGACCGTCTAGTAAAAGAATTGACATCAAACTATAGAAATAATTATTTAAGTGACCCAAATTTTAATGGAGATATACCATCAAGTCGTTTACATGAGCAACCATCATTATTGCATAATAGTGGATTTGCATCCAAAAACGATGAAATCTTTACACCAAAACTAACTGTACCAAAGCCAATAGTTAAAAAAAAATTTGTAGAAATAAACGAAACTGTAGAATGTTTAGGTGATTTATTATCAATGATTGATAAATATCCAATAAAATACGACATTGAATACAATATTAATATGGAGAATTTGCACGCAATTAAAAGCCCATTGTCTGAATTGGATGCTATGATTGGAATGAATAAACTGAAAACAAATATTGTTGACCAGATTTTATTTTTTATTCAAGAATTGCACAGTGTTTCTGATAAAAATAATCAGGATTTTATGCATACTGTAATTTATGGTCCACCAGGTACAGGTAAAACCGAAATAGCCAAAATAATGGGAAGTATTTTTTGTAATCTAGGAATTTTGAAAAAGAATGTTTTTCGTAAAGCGACAAGAAGCGATTTGATTGCTGGATATTTAGGTCAAACTGCAATTAAAACACGCGATTTAGTTACTAGTTGTCTTGGTGGTGTATTGTTTATTGATGAAGCATATGCGCTAGGTAATGAAGAAAAACGCGATTCATTTGCCAAAGAATGTATTGATACGTTGTGCGAAGCATTAAGCGACCATAAGGATGAAATAATGGTAATTATTGCTGGATATGAAAAAGAACTGAAAAATTGTTTTTTTAATTACAATCAAGGTTTAGAATCCCGCTTTACCTGGAGATTTCATACAGATGACTATAAACCCGATGAATTAATGAAGATTTTTGAAAAAAAAGTACATGATGCCGACTGGTCATTTTGTGAAGACGACAAAAATCCTGTTAATAAGGATTGGTTTGAAGAAAAGATGAAGTATTTTAAATATTATGGTCGTGACATGGAAACATTATTTGCAAAAACTAAAATAGCGCATAGCCGCCGCGTATTTTGTAAACCAAAGAAAGAAAAAACTAAAATAAATAAGGAAGATTTAGAAAAAGGATTTAAATTGTATTTAGAAAATGATGAAGTTAAAAATAGGGGAGAAGATGAACAACTAAGTAAAATAAGTTCTTCAATGTATATGTAATTTATTACATTGCTCGTTTTAAATTTGTAATATATTTGTGTTTATATTACAAATGTCAGGTAAAAAGGTGATTTCATTAAGTCCTGAATTATTAAACCCACGGGCTGGTAAGAAGCAAAAAAGGACAAGAAAACAATATGAGAGAAAAAGAAAGCCCATCCAACAAGAGGTCCGCCCAAATACATTAAAAAAAGCATTATTAAAAAAAATAAAAGAACATCAAAAACGACAAAGCGATAAAAAGCCGAATGAGGAATTAACAACAGGAGACAATAGTAAAAATGACAATGTTAAACTTATGATGAAAGAAAAAGCCAAACCAAAAGAGGAATTTTCGGAATCATCGTTTAACTCATCATTAAAATACTTAAACGAAATTTCTAAAAAACAAAAGAATCAAAAAAATTCTCATAGAAAATCAAAAAAAGAAAGACGAGAAGCCAGAAAACTACAAAAAAAACAGCAAAAACAAATGCAGAGATCACGGAAACATATTATACGACCTCAAACAGCAGCACCACAACAACCTTTACAAGCAACTCTTCCACAAACAACAACTATGATGCCAACAACTTCTCCTGTTGCACCACAAGTTCCTGTTTATGATGCTCCACCACCTGCAATTGTTCCCAATTTAGTTGAGGTGAAAGATTTAAAACCATCTGGAACAATTACCATTACGGGAGCCGGTTCTCAAACGAATCATAATAAAACCTTAAAAGCGCCAGTTCAAGTTTTTCAAGAACCTCCCCAGGAATTAACATTACCTCCTCCAACTACTGCTAGTGAACCGCCATATAGCAATCTCAAAAATGGGAGTAAACCTTCATATAAACAATGGCGACGAACATTAAAGAATAATTTAAATTCAGACAATGGTATTAAGATCCATACAGGCGCAATTGAAGAAACAAAAGAAAAAATTGCACCGAATTTATCAATGCGTGAAGAGAAATTAACCAAATTAAAAGCAAAATTTCAAGACGATTACAATAAAATGACCGATTATAAAGATGAAAAAGAAGAATTACTAAAAAAGATGAAAGAAAAAGAAAATAGACCTATGAGACGCAAAATAACACGAACAATTAAAAAAACACACAAACTTGGGAAGAAGGATGGAAAGGTTGGAGTACTCATAAAGAATACTAAAACACGCAAACAAGCCTATGAAGAACAAAAAGATTTACACAAGAAACCAATGAGTGAAATAAAGGATTATTTACGAAAACATGAACTATTAAAGGTTGGAAGTTCGGCACCAACAGATGTAATCCGCGCGATGTATGAAAATAGTATTTTAGCAGGAGATGTTCATAATAAGAACAGTGAGGTTTTAGTGCATAATTACATGACACCTCAGACATAACATCTATCGTTAACAGAGTTAAAGGGTTATCTTACATTATATATAAGATAACCATTTAAATGTCAAAGAAGCCTGGAATATATGAAGAATACTTTACAGTAAGTGACAAATATAGGCGTGATTTTGGAGATAAAACAATATTGCTAATGCAAGTGGGTGCCTTTTTTGAAGTTTATGGCTTAGGACAACCGTTCGAAAAGATGGAATGGATAAAGCAAAAATATTGCGGACCATTTATTGGCAGTCATATTCAAGAATTTATCAATCATTGTGATTTGAATATATCAAATAAACAGGTTGCATACAAAAATAAATATGTTTATATGGCTGGTTTCCGGGACTACAGTTTAGACCGCTATCTTAAAAAATTAGATGACGCTGGATATACTTCAGTTGTTTTCATTCAATCACCTGAAGATAAAACTGTACGCATTCTACATAACATTTACTCACCTGGAACTTATTTCTCATCTGAAGATACGCAAAAAATTTCAAATACAACCACTGTGATTTGGTTGGATAAAATTAGAAATCATGTTCTTAAAAAGCGTGATGCTGATATTTTTGTTGGCGTCGCCTCTATTGATATTTACACTGGTAAAACTCATATTTATGAATATAGTGTTGAAAATATGCATAACCATACAAGTTATGATGAACTTGAACGTATTATTTCAACCTATAATCCAAGTGAAACGGTAATTGTTTATGATAGTAAAAATTTCACAAAAACAAATATCTCAGATATTATTGAGTATTCGTCTATTAATTCGCAATCTATTCATCAAATTGATTTGTCTGATGATAATGAAACATACTTCATTAAAGTTGCGAAAAAGATGGATAAACAAAAGTATCAAATGAAAATTATCAGTGATCTTTACAAAGATAAGGCAGATAATATATTTTATGACCTTCAAGAATATAGTATTGCGTCCTCGGCTTTTTGTTTTCTAATTGATTTTGTAGGGCAACACAACGCTGATCTTGTGAAACGAATTACAGAACCCTTGTTTGATAACACAACCGAACGTATGACTTTGGCAAACCATACGCTTCAACAACTTAATATTACTGGAGATCATAAATACACGGGAAAAAAATCATCTGTTATGTCACTTCTTAACGAGTGTGTAACAACCATGGGGAAACGAGCATTTAATCACAATATGGCTAATCCCACAAATAACATTGAATATCTTAATCGCGAATATGATATTGTGGAGCATTGCAAAAATAATAATAGTTTTGAATATCTTCGTAATGTTTTGACAAACATTAAGGATTTGGAGAAAAATAATCGTAAACTGGTATTGAGAAAGATTGCGCCGGTAGATTTGAACTATTTGTATGATAATATGGATAGTGTTGGTGAAATTTACACAAAACTTGATGCTGACGAAGACAACACATTGTTTTCATACATGAAAACAAATATTGAGGATAATATTTCTGATATTACCTCAGATATTATGAAATATATGAGCACTTATATCGATATTGAAAAGTGTGAATTTGTGGACGCTATTAATTTTGAAGTAAATATTTTTAATCGTGGTCTTTTTGAAAATTTGGATACAATCACTGAAAATTTAGAAGACGCTGAAAAGCGACTAGATGCAATTAGATTATTTCTTAATAACAAAATGATTGCAAATGAAAAAAAGGGGAAAATTAAGGATTTTGTCAATCTTCATGAAACTGAAAAAGGGGGAATCTCACTCATTGCAACTAAAAAACGATGCGAAACTCTTAAAAAAATTCTAGGCAAAACTACTGTAAATCTTTCATATACAAATGAAATAACTGGTAAAGAAACAGAATTCGATTTTGACTATAAAAAGATTGAATTTGTTTCGCAAAGCGCAAATGCTAAATCTATTGAAACGCAACTTATTAAAGAAGCCTGTAGAAATATCACGGCGTTTCGTAATAAAATGAAAAAGGAACTTGAGACAGTTTACCAAAAATTTATTTGTGATTTTCAAGAGAAATATGGAGATCATATCCATTTAATTGTTAAATATTGCACAATTCTTGATATGGTTCAATCCAAATCATTTGTTGCGCATAAATTCAATTATTGTAAACCACAGATTATTGAACGCGATGAAACAAGTCAATCATACATGTCGGTAAAAGAGATTCGTCATCCACTCATTGAACATCTACAAACAAAGGAGATTTATGTACCAAATGACCTAGACATTGGTTGTAATGAAGAGAATGGTAATCTCATTTATGGGACAAACGCGGTTGGTAAATCGAGTTTAATTCGTGCATTGGGTATTTCGGCCGTTTTAGCACAATCAGGAATGTTTGTTCCTTGCAGCGAATACGTTTACTATCCTTATAAATCCATTTTTACTCGCATTCTTGGAAACGATAATATTTTTAAAGGACTTTCTACTTTTGCCGTAGAAATGACTGAATTGCGTACTATTTTGCAGATGGCAGATGAAAATAGTCTTATTTTGGGAGATGAATTGTGCTCTGGAACAGAAAGTGATTCGGCAATTAGTATTTTTATTGCTGGTCTTACAAAATTGCATGAACGAAACTGTAGTTTTATTTTTGCAACACATTTTCATGAAATAGCAACGATGGACGAGATTACTAGTCTTGCAAATTTGAAATTGAAACACATGAGTGTCGTTTACAATAAAGAAACAGGGGCCTTGGAATATAATCGTAAATTGCAACCAGGGCCAGGTAACAGTATGTATGGTCTAGAAGTATGTAAATCGCTCCATTTGCCCGATGATTTTCTACAGATGGCGTATGAAATTCGAGAAAAGCGAAAACCGTTTTACAAACCTGTTTCGGAATATGATTGTTCGCATTTTAATCAAAAAAAGGTTGTAGGAAAATGTGAAAAATGCGGTAAAGTTCCCGCAACCGAAGTACATCATTTACAGCATCAAAAATATGCAGATGAAAACGGATTTATTGGAACTTTTCACAAAAATCATGAAGCAAATTTAACTAGTTTATGCCACGAATGTCACATGAAATATCACGAAACAGAAAAACAATATCGTAAAATAAAAACTAGCGATGGTATGGTTGTGCAAGAAATATAATCCTAGAATATATATAATAGAATGAAGTTACCCATTAATTTAAAACCATTCAAAAATTTTCTTAAAACCAATAAACGCAATATAATGATTTTAGGGATAATTGTTTTTACAACAATTTTTGTTTTGGAAATATTTAAAATGAATATAAACATGCTAGAAAATTTTGATTGTAGAACAGATAGATTAGATGAATGTTATGATAAGAAACAAACTGGTGGTGGGGCTAAATATAAAACAATATCGGAGAGAAGTTGTAGACGGGTACCTTGCAGTTGGTATGAATGGTGTTCAACAAGAGAGGTATGTTCAAATGTTAATAGAAGTGTACGTGACGGGAATCATCCAATAATAACAACTTACGATGAAAAGGCTGGTTGTTGTGCGCGAGAACAATGCGCATCAACACGTCGAGCAACCTGTTTACAAAATTGTTCTAATCCATCTAGTGCTACATGTTCACGTGATTGTGATAATGATTACAATACCCAGTGCGTGACAGGTGATTAATGTTAATAATTAAATATATAGTTATAAAATATTACAACTATATATATGAAAAATTTAGTTCAAGAAATATACAACACATTTAGAGATTATAAAGCAGACATATTTTTTATCGCAGCAGTAACAATGGTTACAGTAATTTTAATTGATGTTTATAAGGTTGACTTATTTAATAACAAAGGAAAACGACACATAAATGTCATTACAGTTGAAGGTTATGATAATAAAAAGAAAACAGCACCGCAAAAAAAAGTTTTAACCAGCCGTAAAGTAAAACTTCCGATGATGGAGGGATTTATTTCAAATAAAATGATTGTTAATTCAACTCCAGTAGTTAGAGAAGGGATGTCTGAACCACCCGCAGGAACTCCGGCTGCTGAAATTTATAAAAATACAAAAAATGGCCCCAAAGCCTTAGAGTTTGGTAAAGACTTGCGTTCTACTTCTAATAATGTAAATAGTCGGTGGAAGAAGGCTTTTTGCAGAAAAGATAACATTGATGAATTAAATGAAGAATGTTTAAAATTATCTTCAATAGATAATCCGGCTCACTGCAATAATACCGATTGTTGTGTCAGTGTACATTTTAGCGATAAAAGTAAAGTAAGATGTTTAGCCGGAGATAAAGTAGGGCCGATACAAACAACTTATATTGAAAAAACGGGTGAAGGAAAATATCAAGAAGATATTGACTTTGTGTTTAATAGAGACAAAGATTATTACTATCATAAAAACAAGTGTTATGGAACAAGTTGCCCTAATTAAAAATATTTCCGAAAAAATTGATTTATATAATTGTCTAGTTATAATTATATAAACTAAACATGATTATTCCAGTTAAATGCTTTACATGCGGAAAGGTTCTTGCAGATAAGTATCGGTTCTACCAAGAGACAGTTAAAAAAATGAAAGTAAAAGAAAATCGCAATGTTGATGAGGTTATTTATCTTACTAAGGATCGTATTGAAAAGACGCCAGAAGGAAAGGTTATGGATACTCTAGGGCTCACAAAAATGTGTTGTCGCAGACATCTACTAACGCATGTTGATATCGAATAATAATTTCTAGAGTATATATATATGGTTTTTAAGAGAAATAGACAAAATAAGACGAACAAAAAGAACAGAAGAAATAGAAGAAACAAAACCGGTGGAAGACGTAATAATGTAAGAAATACCAGAAATACAAGAAATACAAGAAATAATAAAAATAATAAACGTAATAAAAGTTTGCGTAAAAAACAGAGAGGTGGTCGTCGCAATCGCAACAAAAACTCAAGAAAACAACGCAGACAACGCAGATATCAATATGGCGGAAATAATCCTGCTTTAGTAGGAAGAGAATGGAATGCGGTTGATGGTGGTAATTACCATCCTTTATATGACAATAGAGGCATTACTCCTCAGGCAGGTATGCATCCCAATGATAGATTTCACCCTGTACATCAAGGTCAAAAAGGGGGCAGTTTAATTCCCAGAGACCTGTTAAATTTAGGAAGGTCAACAGGAAAAGGACTATATGATATATATGCTGGATATAGAGGTGTTCCTCCTGCCAAATCTCCTATCCCAAATAAGGATCATGGAATAGATGTAAGAACAAAATACATAGGTGGTTTACCGGTTGATGTGTCTACGAGATTAGCACAAGCAGACAGAATTGTTGCTGATATTTAAATTTAATTTTTTTCTGTTATAATTATAAACGAAAATGTTCAAAGGTTTACAAAAAGAATTTAAGGGTCTTTGTCTTCCCTCAAAGGTTTACTTTGTACTTTCACTTCTTGGATTACTTAGTTTAGCGTTCCAAAATGGTAGCAAAGGAAGATACTGTGTAGGAACTTTCGAATGTGACATGCAAAACAGCGGAAATTTTGTTGTTTTTGTAGTAAAAGCCCTCTATGTATTATTTTGGACTTGGTTACTTAATATTATTTGCCAGTCTGGACACAAAAAAGTTTCATGGTTTTTAGTTCTTTTACCGTTCATTCTCTTCTTTATTCTCATTTCATTAATGTTGTTAAATCAATAAATACACTTTTAACATTTATAAATAAATAAATGTTAAAAAAATATACTAATTATAGTATATAAAAACCGATGGATGTTGACAAAATAGTATGGAACATGATTGACACATATTTTAAAGATAATCCCAATTGGATTGTGAAACATCATACAGATTCTTATAATTTATTCTTAAAAGATGGTATTAAACAAATTTTTAGAGAAAAAAATCCAATTCGAATTATGAAAGACCAAGATCCCAAAACAAATATATTTGCAAATCGTTGCAATCTTTATCTTGGTGGAAAAAATGGCGACAAAATTTATTATGGAAAACCGGTTATTTATGACGATAACGATGACGTACATTTTATGTATCCAAATGAGGCAAGACTTCGTAATATGACATATGGTTTTACAATTCATTATGATGTTGAAGTCGAGTTTACAATTCAAAATGAAGAAGAACCTGATGAGCCTATTGAAACATCAATGACATTAGAGAAAATATTATTAGGACGTTTTCCTATCATGCTTCAATCTAATCTTTGCATTTTAAAAAACTTATCTCGTGAAGCACGATTTAATATGGGCGAATGCCGCAATGATCCTGGTGGGTACTTTATTATCGATGGAAAAGAGAAATCAGTTATTTGTCAAGAAAAATTTGCAGACAATACCTTTTACATTCGAGACAAAGTAAATGATTTATATAGTCATTCAGCAGAAATTCGTTCTGTTTCGGAAGATGCTTCAAAACCGATTCGTACAGTATCAGCCAGAATTGTGGCATCGACAGATACAAAAAAAAACGAACAAATTGTAGTAAATGTTCCGAATGTGCGCAAACCGGTTCCTCTTTTTATTTTAATGAGAGCATTAGGTGTTGTATCTGATAAAAGTATTATTCAACACTGTTTATTGGATTTAGATAAAAATGACCACATGGTTGATTTATTTATTCCTTCTATTTACGACGCAGGTGAGGTATTTTCACAACAATCGGCATTAAAATATATTGCCACGCTTACAAAAGGTAAAACAACTACACATGTTTTGGATATATTGATGAATTACTTTTTACCGCACGTAAGCATTTCAAATTTACAACAAAAAGCATATTTTGTTGGGTATTTGGTTTATCGTTTACTACGAGTATACATAAAAGAAGAAGCGCCAACGGACCGTGATAATTTCAAATACAAACGAATTGAACTAACGGGAAATCTGATGCATTCTTTATTTATGGAGTACTATACACTACAATTGAGAAATATATTTTTAAAAATAGACAAAGAATATCATTATCATGAAGGCGCATATCAAAAAAATTTTATAAGTCTTATAGAAAACAACTATCAAGAATTTTTTAAAGAAAGAGTAGTAGAAACAGGTTTTCGCAAAGCATTCAAAGGAAATTGGGGTTCCGAGGCACATACAAAACGTGCTGGAATTGTTCAAGATTTAAATAGATTGTCGCGAAACTCTGCTTTATCACAATTGCGCAAAACAAATCTTGATATGGATGCAAGTGCAAAAGTAATTGGTCCTCGTTTATGTCATGGTTCGCAATGGGGAATAATTGACCCAGTAGATACTCCAGATGGTGGAAATGTTGGTTTGCATAAACATCTTGCATTATCAACTCATATTACAAAAGGGTATTCTTCACTGCCAATGATTGAATGGTTGCGTGAAAAAGGAATGCAACTTCTTCAGGAATGCAGCATCCAATTTTTATCTCAGAGCACCAAAATATTTGTCAATGGTTCGTGGATCGGTGTTGTAACAAACCCAGTCGAGTTATTGAAAACAATGAAACTTTATCGTCGTTTGGGTGCAATTCCAGTGTTTTCAAGCATATACTGGAATATTGCAAATAGTGAAATTGTTGTATATACAGATGCAGGTCGTCCATGTCGCCCTTTATTGTATGTTCGACCAGAAACAAAAACTGTCAGTTATGATATGGAGTTTTTGAAAAAACCATTAGAAGAAAATGACTTTTATTGGAATGAACTTTTTACGGGTTTTGTAAAGAAAAATGACGGTAATTTTAACATGAATAATGACAAATTTTACGAATTAAATGAATTATACGGCACAAGAACTGACGCCGAATTAATTGAAAAGCAAGGAATTCTCGAGTATTTAGATTCATCTGAACAAGAAGGTTGTTTAATAAGCACAGAACACAAGGATTTTACAAAATCAAGATATACAAATGTTGAAATTCATCCATCTTTATTATTAGGCGTTATGGGAAATCAAATTGTTTTTCCAGAGAATAACCAATTACCTCGCGATCTTTTCTCATGTGGACAAAGCAAACAAGCAGTTTCATTATATCATAGTAATTTTCAAAATAGAATTGATAAAATGGGCGTGATTTTAAATTATGGACAAATTCCTCTTGTTAAAAGTCGATATACTGAATACATTCACAAGGAAGAACATCCATACGGAGAAAATCCAATTGTTGCAATTATGTGTTACAATGGATATAATGTCGAAGATGCCATTTTGTTTAATGAGGCAAGTGTGAAAAGAGGTATGTTTAGAACAACATATTTCAACATGTATGAAGCCCACGAAGAAAGTACTAAGGTAGTTACTTCGATGAGTGATACAAAATTTACACAAATTGAAGGTAAAACTGTATCCGGGTTAAAACCTGGTGTTGACTATAGTTATTTAGATAAATATGGTCTTGTTAAAGAAAATACATTTTTACACGATAAAATAGCCTTAATTGGGCGTATTACGAATACTATGGATGACCCTGATGACATGTTAGACGCATCGATTACACCCAAAAAAGGTCAGTTAGGTTTTGTAGATAAAAGTTTTATAACAGAAGGCGAAGAAGGTTTCAGAATTGCCAAAGTTCGTATTCGTGAAGAAAGAGTCCCTGCAATCGGTGATAAATTCTGTTCGCGTTGTGGACAAAAAGGTACTGTTGGGATTCTAGTTCCGGAACATAATATGCCGTTTACAGATGATGGTATCCGACCTGATATTATTGTCAACCCACATGCGTTGCCGTCTCGTATGACAATAGGACAATTAGTTGAAACGTTAATGGGAAAAGCATGTGTAAATGTTGGTGGTTTTGGAGATTGCACTGCATTTACTAATAAGGGACCAAAACACAAAATATTTGGTGCGATGTTACAAAAGCAAGGATATCATTCAAGCGGAACACAATATCTTTATAATGGAATGACCGGAGAGCAAATGGAAAGTGAGATTTTCATAGGTCCCACATACTATATGAGATTAAAACATATGGTTAAAGATAAGATCAATTATCGTGCACGAGGTCCTAGAACTGCTTTAACTCGCCAAACTGTACAAGGTCGTGCAAACGATGGTGGTTTACGTATTGGAGAGATGGAAAGGGATGGTCTTATCTCACATGGAGTTACCAACTTCATCAATGAATCTATGATGACTCGAGGCGATGAATACTTTATGGCCGTTTGCAATAAAACAGGAACTATTGCGGTATACAATGAAAGTAAGAATTTATTTATTAGTCCTATGGCAGATGGACCAATTAAATTCTCTGGTACGTTACAAGAAGATATGAATATTCAAAATTTATCTAGATTTGGCAGAGATTTCAGTGTTGTTCGTGTTCCGTATTCTTTAAAACTCTTATACCAAGAGTTACAAAGCATGAATGTTCAAATGCGTATTATTACAGAAGACAATATAGATCAATTAACGACGATGGGTTATTCTGATAATATTGTTAAGTTAACAAAGAATGAAAATATTACACCACTTAAGGTTGCAGAAAAAACAAATAGTAACTTAAAAACTGCCAAGATTGACCCATATCTTGATGAAATTTATAAATATGAAGGTGATGACCAGGAAGACAAAGAATATTATAAAGGAGAAATGTTTTTGCAAATTCCAAATGAAATTAATGAAAAAATACACGGTGACCCGAGTAAAAGGCAGCCGTTTGCCACTACTCCGCCCACACCGGGAGCACTTATGACACCTACGACATCAGAAAGTTCCGAATATAAACCATATTTACCAACTGATTTCGATGATGAATTTGGAGATTATGCAAATGACCCAATTGCAACACAACCTCCTGTATTACCTCAAATGCCTCCTGGTGCACCAGTTACACCTAATTACATGCCAGTGTCACCTAGTTATGCACCAGTTTCTCCTAGTTATGCTCCCGTGTCACCAGTTGGCCCGCCATTGACACCGCCTGGTCCACCGGGTATGCCTGTTACTCCTCCCGGTCCTCCTCTGTTACCAGTAACCCCTGTCATGTACAACCCACCAGTAACACCGCCTATGATGGCAACTGTTCCTGTTTCACCTAATTACGCCCCAGTGTCCCCAGCGGGTCCTCCTGTTACACCTCCCGGTTCTCCATATTATCAAGTAACAGCGCCACCGGACCCTAATTTAGCACGTGGTGTTAGCGAATTAACCATAAAAAAAGATAAAAACGTAAAATTTGATGATGTTAAAGATAAAGAAAAACAATCTGGAGGTGATAAAAAGACATTATTATTTACAGTTGATAAAGTTGATAAAGATGATAGCAAAGATAACGAATAAGCAAAAGAATAAAAAATTGAAAATATAATAATATTAAAAGTTAATATTATTATTATATAAGCAAATGGCAACAAACTCGAACACACTCGTAAATCTTATCTATAAGTCTCGCAAAACAATACTTGACCTTCTTAAACAACAGGGGTTTTCAATAGATACTTACAATAATTTTAGTATTAATGAAGTCCATATTATGGTTGGTAATAAACAATTGGACATGCTAATGCATGTTGATAAGGAACGTGAAAATGATATTGGAATGACTAGTAAAAGCGTTTATGTGAAATATCATTTAGCAAAAACGCTTCGTCATGCTAATATTTACGAATACATTGAGGATTTGATTGAAGTTGAAGAATACATAAAACCATCGGATACATTGGTTATTATTACCAAAGAAGAACCGAATGATACACTAATTAATATTGTGAAACATATTTGGGCAACTCAAAATGTATTTGTTGTTCTATACAATATCAATCGTCTTCAGTTTAATCCTTTGATGCACAAATTGGTTCCTCCACATCGTATTATGACAAAAATAGAGGAAGACGTAATGAAAAAACATTACAATGTTAGAGAAAATAGTGAACTACCCGAAATTTCAAGATTTGATCCAATTGCACAAGCCATTGGAATGAAACCTGGGCAAGTATGTGAAATTATCCGTCCAAGTAAAACAGCAATTGAAGCAAAATATTACAGATTGTGCCATTAGATTTTTAAAATTATTAATTTTATATACAATATATATAATTAATATAAATGGCAAAATTATTCAGCAAAAAAAATATATATAATACCTTGTTCATGTTACTTTTAATATACATAGGGTGTCTTTTTTTTAAGAAGTATTTTCCCAAATCACTATTGGAAAAATTTTCAGGTTTAGATAATGCTATTGGCAATAATGAAGGATTTAATGCAAATGACCCATCATATTATGAAAATGGTTTTGATGAATTAAATAGAAAATATGTTGAAAAATTACAAGAAAGACATAATGCATATGTAAATTATAAAACAAATCTGGAAAATGATGCCTATGAACAAACATATCGCACAAAAGACAGTGAATTAAATATGATTAACGCCGAGTTCCAATCATTATTTCATGAATTTATTATTGATTCTGGTAAAGTAAAGCAGCGTATTAAAGGACATGATGAAAATATTACAGAATTAATAGACGAAAATAAAAATAAAAAACATATGCTTGATAGATTAGAAGGTAGTGATTTAACCGCGCGCAAATTATATTCCGATTATGTTTTAAATTACAATAATTCATACAAAACTATTATTTTTTCTATTTTATCAATTGCGTTTTTTGTATTTGTAATTGTGAGAGAAGTTAAATTTAATTCCGGTATTATGGATGCACTTGGCAATACAAGTCCGACAAAACAAATTATAAAAACTCTTACTATTGCCACTATCTTTGCGGTTGTTTTTGTATTTGTTTATAATCTCATTGTTGGTTTACTTGAAGATAAATCGGAAAAGAAAGTACTCGGCGAAGAACCTGAGATTTATAAAATGCCTTCTTACTCATTAAGTGTTAATTTCATAGATAGAACAAAGGAAGATGATGAATAAAACCAAAGAATATTAAATAGTATTTTAATATGCTTTTTTATAATTGTATGTATATATAATGTCGTTTATTCCAGAATTAGGAACACTTAAAAACTTTTTTTCACAGGAATCATCCAATTTAGCCGAAAAGGACAGTTTAACCCAAGGAACATTATTTAAGGAACAAAAAAATTCTTATAAAAAAATATCAAAGATAAGCAATGTATCAACCAAAGAAGGTGTCCATCATATTGATTTGGATTCCCAAAGCAATCCTGCATCTAGTGAAGATATTAATCAAGCAGTTCTTGTATTTAATCAAAAACGTCAAGAATACGATGTAAAAATTAGAGAATATGGATTAAAACATCAAGAATACACAAACTTACTCAAAGAACAAGCACAACAATCTGCAAATTCTGATGAAAACGCAGTAAATACAGATTCGGATAGTGCAAATGATTGTAGTTTACCTGCCATTGATTGGATTGCCCATAAGGTCAGTTTGAATGGTTGGACGCGCGCCGCAGGAGAGGGGGCACAGAATTGTAATATACCATCAAATTATGAACAGCGGTATAAGGATAAACTTACACAAAATTTAGATAGTCGTATTCGCGAATTAAAAGACGAACTAAGCACATTAAACGGTGAACTTATTGAAATTACAAGTCAAATGAATTCTCAAATTAATTTAATGGTTGAAATTGATTCTACCTTACAATCGCAGGTTTCACAACAACAACAAGAAGTTACTGATGTTAGCGCCTCGTTAAGTTCAGACAGAACAAATCTTATGAATGATAAACCGTCTCCGTCCTTAGATACGGTTGATGGTTTATATAATGATTCTGAATTAAAAAGTACATGGGTTAATTATGAATATATGGCGTGGGTTCTTGGCTCTATTACCATTATTGGCATTAGTATGAATCAAATTAGAAAGAGTAATTAACAAAATAATTAATAATCCTATTATATATTAATAGAATTATTATGGAGCAAAATATTTTAGAAGAAATAGCGAATCTTCAGAAAAGATATAACGATAAATTACAAGAATATGAACAAGCAAGTTTAGAACATAAGAATCATATTAGAAAATATGGTGAAATTTGTAATGATGCGAAATTTGAAAAATGCGCAGATGAACGTACACGGTGCGAAATTACAGGTGAAAAAACAGTTCGCTTTGGCATCTCTCCAAACATGTATACATATGCAAATCATAATCAACCTATATTATGCACTAAAAGTTTTTTTAACAACGTAGAACCCGCACATGGCAAGGAAAAGAGTTGTTATATTCAAGATAAGTGCAGACATCCCGGAGAATTTAATGGAAACGAGATACAAATGAGTAAAGATCGAATAAATGAGAAAATAGATGATTTAAAAACCATTAACGTATTACTTTTAGAAAAAATAAAAGAATTATTAAATTACAGAGACCAATGGGGTAAAAGTTTTTCAGATCAAGAAAAATTTTTGATGGATAAATTGGAAGAAGTTAAATATCAACGCGAACGATTAGAAACTGTAGCAATACCCGTTGCAGAAAGTATCGTTGGACAATATGAAGACACATCCATGCAAATAGAACAAACATTAACACAATATATGTTATGGGGTGGTGCACTATCGTTAGTTGGAATTGCATTTTATTTACTATTTCGTAATTCAAAAAAGGCAGGTGGTGTTGGTCAAATGCCTAGAGCAATTAATCTTTCTTTTAGAAACTAATCTTAAATAGTATTATTATATTTAATTTTATCTGTGGTAAATATAATATAATACAATGAAAATTAATGAGAAACAGGGTTTAGAATATAAAAGAAATAAAGAAGGATTTAGTTCACAAATAGGTGCGCCTGAAACCACAAAAGTAAATAATGAAGATTTATCAGTATTAGATAATCTTAAACAACAATTTGAAGGCGCTATTAGTGATTATAGCACATTAAGAAACCTTATTGCGCAAAATGCTACAAATTATGTAACCTTAAAAGACAAGGATACTGATGAATATAAAAATTTCATTAACCGTAATATTCAGTTAAATGATGGTTCTAAGTATCATATTACAAATAGTGGTTTAGCAAAACGATATAGTGAAACGGCATGGAATAACCGTCATTCAAGTTGTAAAAAAATTAACGATGACCCAAAAAATGTTATAATTGAAAACGAAACAGCATTAAAAAATGGAACCCCCTCAATATTAATCGGAACTCCAATGAAAAGTAATGAACCGTGTAGTATGGGTTATCAAAACGTGGAGGTAAATCTACCGATTCATGATGATCCACGACTTGTTGGATGTTATTATAATTCTTCTTCTCGCGATGAAGATAGAAATATAATAGTATCAGATGAACAAGCATTAAAACCTGACGCCAATGATGAAATAATTGGTACAGATATGACATATGAAGAATGTCGCATGAAATCATTAGTTAAAGTTAAGGATTTCTTTTCATTGACAAATCTTGACGGTAATAGTAAAGGAACATGCATTGGTTCAAATAACACGGCTCAAGGATTAAAATATGACCGTTTTGGAGAAGCAAAAAATGATGACGGTAATTTATTGTGCGACCAAACAGTAGATGGATATGTTATTGGAAAACCACAAAAATGTACAAAGGTTGCTGATGTATGCCAACCACGCGAATATGAACAAATAGATGAATTTTACGACTGTGATGTAACCGATACAATTGGTTCTACTTCTCAAATTAGTGGATGGTCTGCGGGAGGTTCAAGTGTATTGTATCCGCATTACTTTATGAGAGTTACTCTTACTGCTGGAACACAACGTTGGGATGCAACAGGAGCGATGCAAAAAATAGTTGTCGCTTATGACAATCTTGCAGATAAATTTTCACCTGAGATAGAATTTACTGGAAGAATTGCAAAAGGAGCCACAGTTTCAAAAATAGTTACGGTTCCATTTAATCCCGAACACACCGAAATTTTTGGTATTGCAATTTACTTTGGTAGAGATATGCTTGGGTTAGAATCAGTTCAACTTGAAGTTTCGCGTGACATGCAACAATGGGAAAGCCTTGGTAGTATAGATGTTGGTAAGATTTGGGAAGGAAGACATGCTACAAAATATGATGAATGGATGACAATTCGAACAGATAAGGAGTATAGTATTCATCAAATTTTACCGCAAGGTAGAGTAGGTAGTGGTTTAGACTTTGGAACTCCAGGGAGACTGTCATGGTCACCATTAGATACACATTGGGGCGGAGATTTCTATTTATCACGAACAACTAATAAATTAGTTACATCGTTGAAAATTGAAGGAAACATTTCTGAGATTGAATTATTTTATAAATTTGCAGGATATGTTGGTTCAGAATGGGTAATACAATACACTGGTACTGGAAATAGTCTAAAAACCTTAAGTGTTGAAAATGCAACAGGTGGTATAATTTATTTAGACTATCCTATTCCGGCCAATTATTTATCAATTAGAGTAAAGAATTTTAATGACACTGGTGACAGTTATGGAAGACCAAAAATGAATGTTACTGTTTATGGAACTGACATAGATAATATGCATTCAAAAGTAAATTACGAAGGAACTTATAAAGCAATTGGTTCTAAGGCGGCGGCCGTTCAAACAGATGCAGGTGAAATGACATTTGAAGAATGTATTCAGAAAGCAGCAGAAATGAATCTTCGATATTTTGGTATATTTCATTACAATACAAATACAAATAAGGTAAAATGCTTTTTACCATCAAGAACCGATGCAGATGATGCAGCCAATGATTTTTATATGGCGGGTTATGAAGATTCGTGGGATCAATTGGGTGAGGATAAAAGCAGTGTTAAAGCAAATGGTATGCGAAGTGGTAATTCGCGAGAAGAAATGGCAATTTTTACAACCAATGCTGAATGCTTTAAACGAAATAAGAATGGAAGGCCTTTAAAATGTCCTTCTGGAAGTATCTATTATGGTGTTGTTCCTGGGGTTGGTTCAACTGACCAATGCTGCACACAAAAAGACGATTGTGATTCTGGGTTTTCGACTATTTATAGCACTGAAATTACCGACGCAAGCACTCTAGGAAATAAAGGATACGTTGATAGAGATAATGTTTTGCATCCTTATACTAATATTAAAATCGATGAAACTGATAAATCATGTCCCAAAACTGAAGTAAAATCTATAACTGGTGAATTGTGGAGCAAATTTAATATGGGTGTTCCTATGACAAAAGAAAAAACATGTGGTGTAGCAAAATTGAGTCCTGATGAATTAACACAATTAGACAATGCGGAAACAACTTTAAAAAATATTGCACGGGAAATAGATAGGGCAATAGATACTGCTTATGATAAAAATGTCCGCTTAAAAGAAAAAAAAAATGAAAATAAAAAAATGTTTGAAGACAAATTTTATGAGTATAAAGAACAATACAAAAAGGTAGCAACTGATTATTCCAAAAAAATTCAAACAATGTACGAAGATTTAGAACTAAAACATTCTGGTGATTATGCGCAAATGGCTTTCTTGGCAGTTCTTACTAGTGTATTTGTAGTTGGTGGAATATATTATATTAGAAAAGAAAAAAAACCGTCACTTACAACAATGCAATAAAATGAATAATTTTATACATAATTTATATTCTACTATATATATATTAGAATATGAGTAGTTCTGCAAATCAAGTGGAAACAACACAAGAAAAAATAATTCAGAGTATAGAGGATTTGAAAAGAATGGAGCAAGAATTATATTCTCAACTCGAAACATCTGGATCAAATGAAGATGATATTGAAAAACAACAAAATATCATTCAGCGCATTGAAAACATATCTGAAATTAGACGTGATTTATTAAATTCTTTGACAGATAGATATACCGATATTCAAGATAATGTAATTTCTAGTCGCAATGATTTAGTACAACAAACAGCCATGGTTGGTATTGTACAAGATGAATTGGACAAAGCAACTGCCAATGTTGAAACTATAAATGCTGAAAAAAGTAACAAATTACGTATGGTTGAATTAAATTCTTATGAAAGAGAAAGATATCGAAGTTACATGGAAATAATGAAAATAGTCTGCATTAGTGCGTTTATAATTTTAATTTTCATTATATTAGGTAGAAAAAACATTATACCTGGTAGTATGTTATCCCTATTAATTGGCGCTGCTTTTGCAATCGCCTTTATTATGATAGTAATTAAATATTTAGATATTATTAAACGTGATAATTTATATTTTGGAAAATACAAATTTCCCTTTGACGCTTCCAAATTTAAAGATTCTGATACTGGCGGCGATGTAAAACTTGCTGGCGGAACTGCTTGCATGAATGAAGATTGCTGTACAGCAGGACAAACATACGACCCGGCAATTGCAAAATGTGTTTCTTCAGTAGTAACTTCACAAGAATCATTTACGAGTCCCGCTATGATTCAAGTTGATAGCACCAAAACTGTTGAATTAAACAATCAACATAACATTACTGCTTTTGATAGTTTATCAAACGATACATTTGCGAAAGTATAAATTAAATTAATAATATTATAATCTAATCTATATAATAATAAATTAGATTATAATGCCTATAGATTTTGATCAAATAACAAAATGGAATGATGAATTAAACCCGAATGAAGGAAGTGCAATAAAGGACAATCTAGCAAAAATTGTTTCGGGGGATATTGATACTGGCATTGGTGAAGTTCATGATGAAAGATTAAAAAGCGTTATGGAAACAATTCCTGCTAGTCTTGTCAATAGAGTTGTTGGTGATTTCACTAACGCCATATCAGATGATTACTGTGATCACAAATGTCAAATGCAAAAACAACAGGCCAAACTAATTCAGCAGCAACAAGCAATTGATTCAGTTAAAGAGTTTATTCCAGAATATGAAAATGAAATACAAAAACAGTACTATTCAATTACATCAGAAAATGACCCATATAGAAAGTGGAAAAAAGATAGAGTAACTGGCGAATCAGAGGAAAATAGTGAAAAATTACTTGAATTTCATAAAAAATCATTTAATAATTTAGTTATCGACTTGAACAACTATAATTCTCATTTTACCTATTTAAACAACATGGAAACAATGAAAGATACTTATACCGAATTAAACAAAGGTTTGAAAAACAAAGCAGAGGATCTCGAAAATGTTAAAAATACTAGTTTCAGAAAGGCAAACTATGAACAAGGTTATAGTGAAAATTATGTTCGCTCTAATAACTTTTTATATGCGTTTTATTGGGGTCTCATTTTATTTTTTATATTATACTTTATTGTTTTACGAAAAAAAATTACGGATTTTAGATTATGGAGTATAACATTACTATTAATATGTTTTCCGTTTCTGGTTAATTATGTACATTATGGATTAAAAGTACTAATACAATTTATTTTACCATTTATTGGGATGTAAAAGTATTACATTATTGTAAAATGCAATTAGAACTATTTTAACATACAATATCAAGATATATGTCATTTTGGATAACGTTATTACATAAAACTGGATATGGATTTGGTTTTGGGACTGGAATGGGATTTTCATACCTATTATTTCAAAGAAATAACAGTACGAATCGACTCAAATAAAATAAAATAAATAAAATAAAATAAAAATGTTATTAATTTTACAACATTTTTATTTATAGTTTTTATACTAATCACTATCTTCACTGTCATCTTCGTATAAAATTTTAACATTTTGCCAACCTCTTTTGTGGCGGAATTTACCAAAACGTTTATCCATGAATGCATACAATTCTTTGGTGTTTGAAGCACGTTTACCAAACTGTTGCTCAAACCATTGTTTATATTGTTCGCACAGTTCTCCCTTCTTGATTCTATCACCATCACTAACTACAATATTTTCTTTCACGAATTCAGTAAGATAATCCTGGTCATCACGATATTGATTACTTGCTTGCATAACAATATCATAATCTGTAACATTTCCCTCAGTCTTGTATGCAATTTCCACAAGCATCGACAACAAAACAGGCGCCCATTTTTTGAAATTCTCATTGAGACTCTTGTTTTTCTTGAATTGATACGGTTTGTCAGGATCATTGTCTACTGGATTATCAGTAAACTTGGACATAAATTCCACAACACGAATTCGCCTCCAAGTTCCATCGTCGTTACTTTTAATATCAAACAAATTATTTGTGCATACAACAAGTTTGAATTGAGGGATGTAATTGGTCATATTTGACTGGTAAAGACCTCTTGCACTAATAATGTCTCCGCCGGTAATTTCTTTTAACATACCGTCGTTAATACGATCACCTTTTGACGGTTCTTGCATAACAGCATATCTCATACCTTTCAATTGTACCAATTCTGTATTAGTTCCACCTGATTTATTACGTCCACAAGTAATAATGGTTACAGGCGCTGTACCTTGATAATCACCAAGAACCAATCTCATCAAGTCAACTAAGGCCGACTTACCATTACTACCAGAACCAGTATAAATGTTGAACGTTTGATTTTTATTAACACCCAAGAGAGTTGATGCTAGATGTTCCCACATATATTTTCTCAATTCTTCAACAGGAAACAACTGCTTGATGAAATCCTCTATTTCGCCAATATATTTGGCTTGTTTTGGATTGGCTTTAATTTTATCTAGGGGAATATATGTATTTTTTGTACTAATTGAAATATAGTCTTCTGCGCGTCCTTCACGAAATTCTTTATTTTTAAAATCAATAACACCATTAGCACAACCCATCAAGTATTGGTTTTCATCAAGATTATTATGAAAGTTCTTATCATAAAACAATTCTCGCGCTTCCTTCATAATAGCATCCTTTTTGTTTGTGTTCATAAAACGTTCCAAAACCTCCATAATCCTTGCACATGCAGCATCTTGTGGTTCCTTTTTACCATCGCTTTCACTTGTTCCAGATACTGTTTGGTGTAGATTGCTTGACAAATGAGACAACAATAGTTGTGTAATTTCAGTCGACAGTTTGGTTCGTAAGCCAATACCTTTTTCTGTTTCAATCCAACTATTTTTTTCATATTCAAACCAAGTATCGTTTTTAATACCAGAACAAATGTAATCATCTTTATATGCCATATGTAGAAGTTCAGCAAGATCATGATCAGTATTGCGAGTTCTTACACCATCTCCATATGCAATCATTGACACCTGATTCGTAAGAGATTGTCTTTTTATACGTTTGTATTCAACAACATTATCTTCTTTAAGCATCCAATAAATAGATCTCCTAGTTATTCCGCCATTTGGGTCAAAATTTTGCCAATTATCTTGATAATACGTTGCAACATCTTCATAATCAAATTTATTTGACTTGCTACTGAATTTCATCCATGTCAAGAATAGAATATCACTCGCTTCATGCAATGCAACTCCAACAGAACGCCATTTATCATATGGGTCATAATATTTTTTAGAGAGTGCAATTGCCATTTCATGAAGTTCCCTAAGATAGAAATCCTCTGGTCGCATATCTTTATTATAAACAAACTCTTGAATTGCCGCATCTAATTCTTCTTCATTTTTGAAATCAGTGTATGAGTTAACAACACTTTTAACTCGCAACTTAGATTTTCTAACTGTTTTTTTTGCTTTTTTTCTTTGCAATACCTCTTCAAACTTTTTATATTCTTCCGCTACTTCTTCTCTCATTTCAAATTTTGGATGGTCGTTGTACTGCGCACAGCATTTCTTAAACAAACTCATTGGAATATTTGGTCGCGGAATTTCAATGAGTTCTTTCATCATTTCACCATCAGCACCATCAATTTCAAATCGTAGATGATATGTTAATTTATATGCTTCATTTTGTGGCTTTCTTGACCCATACAACTGCCAATTCGTTTTTCCAGTTGAAATGCATTCATCAAGAACCTCTTCATACTTATTTACCAATGTAATATCACAAATAAATCCTTCAATATCCTTCAAAACGCGTTCACGCAACATTTGTTGAAGTTTATGGTCTAATTGAATACCAATTACCATATGTATTCCATCCTTTACATATTCTTCTGAATGTTTGTGCTTTCTATTAATATTTGGTTTTTCGAAAATGAATACATCCCACTTTTTATGTTGACCTATATCAATGAGTTCACACAACTTTTCATGATATAGATCAATAATAGGTTCAATATGTTCTTCATATGAATATTGGCGCTCGGTCACATCCTTAGGATAGTGAAAATCAAAGTCAACAAGAATTGGTGAATTTCCGTCTGAATTTTGTTTTTCAGTCAGATATTCTTCGGTATTCAATAGGAAAACCTGATTATAATACAATTTATAAAACTGTTCAAGTTCAGATGGAGGTATATGATATTTACCAGCGTAGATTCCCTTTTGTTCATTAGGTATCCTTGTGTGTGTAGCACTTTTTGCGTCACTTGCCACATGTGTTTGCAAAAATCGTAAGTACTCACTTTGTCCTTTAGGTGGCATCTATCCTTGTGTGAATATATATTATGAAGAAATTTTTATCTCTTTTTTCTCTTCAATTTTTTATAATTAACATAAATGTTCATATCGAAGAAGTATATAAATTTCTTACGATAAGTGCTATAAAAATACAGCAATCAAATATTAAATAAAAAACATCTAAAGAATTTAAATTAATAAACATAATAATGAGTAATAAGATTGTATATTCAAAAAATTCTCTTCAGACAAGTGTCGATGTCTCCAATTCTAAAAAGAAAAATGTTGTCATTACAAAAGAGACAACTCGAAGACTTATTAAAGATGTGAGAGATGTTATGAGACATCCTCTATCTGATAATGGTATATACTATGTTCATGACGAGACTGACATGCTTAAAGGCTATGCTCTTATTATTGGTCCATCTGATACAATTTATCGACACGGTTTCTATTTTTTTGAATTTACCTTTCCAACAAATTATCCTCATTCTCCACCAAAAGTTGTTTTTTACACAAATGATGGACAAGTTAGATTTCATCCCAATTTATATCGCAATGGAAAGGTATGTCTTTCTATTTTAAATACATGGAGTGGTGAACAATGGTCATCATGCCAGTCATTGCGAACAGTATTATTAACAATGATTACTCTTTTTCATAATAAATCTCTTTTAAACGAACCAGGAATTAGGGAAGACCATGAGGACTTTGAAGGTTACCACAAAGTTATAGAATATAAGAATTACACAGTTGCATGTTTAGGAATGATAGAAAAAAAATATATGGTCCCGTTATTTGAACCATTTTATTCAATTATTACGAGTTATTTTTATGAACACAGTGATGAAATAAAAAAACGTTTAGTAGAATTAAACCAGATTTATCAGGACAAACCTAATGTAGATATTAATGTTTATAATCATATGGTTGTGAATTTAGATTATGAAAAAATAATCGACGATTTTGATAGTATTAAACGACAACTTTTGAACAGATAAGTTAACTAGATAAGAAAAATTGAATTAAAAAATAGTCTAGATATTATATAACAACCAAAAATGCATTTCTGCTCAAACTGTGAAAACATGTTTTATATTCGTCTTGATAATGACGATAATCATAAACTTATATATTATTGTCGAAAATGTGGAAATGAAGACACAACTATTACATCAGAAAACATGTGCGTTTCAAAAGAACAAATCAGGCGAGGAGAACAACGTTTCTCAAATATGATTAACGAGTATACAAAACTTGATCCAACTCTGCCAAGAATTAGTTCGATTAGGTGCCCAAACGCCGAATGCGAAAGCAATGCAGACGAAAGTCTGCGAGAAGTTATTTATCTTCGATATGACGACACAAATATGAAATATATTTATTTGTGTGCTTGTTGTAATACTTCTTGGAAAACTGACCAGCAAAATTAAAAAATTGAATTGATATATATAAAACTATCTTTTTTATATATATCAATGAGTTCTACTGAAAAGAAAATCGAATTTAGTGTTCCGTCTGATAATTCAGATATTAATGATGACACAATCGCGATTGATGATGATAGTGACGGTGACGTATCGGTCACCTCTATAAATGATGTTGGTGAAGGTGATATGAGTGAAGATGACATGGATGAAGATAATATTAATGAAGGTGGTATTGGTGATGATGATGATGATGATGATGATGATGGTCTAGCGCCAATCACCCCACCTGTTCAAGATGGGGGACCTGAATCTACACCTATAATTAAACCTCCGGAACCTCTAGGTGACGTTGTTTCATCAGCAAAAATTCCTGAAATGGGACAGGATGTAATGGCCGTTGATGCTATTAACCTTGATGATGACGACAGCGATAGTGATAGTGAAGAATATGCAAATGATAATTTGCAAAAATTTAATGATGAAATTAAAAAAGAGCATATTGCAAAGCATCATCCAGAAATAAAACTACATAACAATAATGAAATTGAAGAAATGTCTGTATGTGTGAAAAATAGCGATGGTATTGTAGTTGACCCTCTTCATATTACAAACTCAATTATGAGTAAATTTGAATACACGCGAATTCTCGGTATTCGTACAAAACAACTTAATAGTGGTGCAAAACCATTTGTAAAGGTTCCTGAAGGAATTGTTGATGGATATTTAATTGCAGAAAAAGAACTTCGTGAAAAAAAATTGCCATTTATTATTAAGCGCCCAATTCCTAATGGTGGTTGCGAATATTGGAATATTAAGGATCTTGAAATTATCCTTTAACTTTGGCTTAACAAAATTGATAAAAATAGTTTTTGAATTTGGATTTACAAATACTATAAATTTTTATTTTAAATTTAAAAAATTTAAAAAATTTCATAAACTTTTAGTAAAATAAACAATACAATGCTTGTTTAGCATTTCCATCGCGCAGCACAATTTAGACAGGTAACAAAAGTTGTCATTGGCTCATCAGCAGACCTTGTTTGAAGTTGATAATATGTACATTTAGTAGCCTCTTTTTTATTAGAAAGACAACGATAACAAGTAAAATTATCTGTTGCTGCTTCAAGAGTTGGTTCATATTTTTGACTATCTCTTTCCTCTTTAAGTTTAATCATTTCGTCCCATTTTTCAGGAATCATTTCCTGATGTGTCATAAATGCAACTTCATGTATCTTTATCTGCTTTTTTTTGATTTTTTCAATAAGAGATTTGTTTTCTAGATTAAAGTAAACTGTTCGAAAACGATCGGTATAAAGCAGAACAAAGTATGGATTCTCCCATTTTTTAACAATACGTCTTTCATCGGCTATTTTAATACAATAATTATATACACCCTTTTCAAGATTTTTTGCAAGCACAGCAGAAGAAAGTTTATTACTTAGCAAATTTCGTGTGCCATTTCTAAAACTATCTGGATTATTGATACCTCGCATTGTTATAATATAATATAAAATATTTATATTATATTACAAATCAATTTTTGCTAGTCATCGCTATATTCATAGTCCTCTTCTGAAAGTTCATCACCCAAATCACTAACATAATCGTTTTCTGAAACATAACTTTCAGAATCTGATTCGTTTTCTACCGTAACCTTCTTGGGTTTTTTTAAAGATTTTGTTCCTTCTACTTCTACTTCTACTTCTACTTCATCATTCTCCTCCTCCTCGTCACTTTCTTCTTCGCTAGTTTCATCATCATCTTCACTATCATCATCTTCCTCCTCTTCATCATCATCTTCACCATCACTTTCATCTTTATCTACTACAAAACCGTCCTTTAAATAACCGTTTTTTGTCAAATGTTTTTTCGGAACATTTTTTAACTCATCTACATCCATCTCTGCATCCAAATCATCTTGTTCTTTTCCTCCAAGGTCTTCAAACCCTCCAAACAATTTTTCATAAATTTTATCCCATTCTTCATGTGTAAAATTAATAATTTCATCTTTATCGTTAAAATTTACAAGACCACATGTTCCATAAAATAGTTTATTATCAATTGGTGGTGGAAAATCATATTTATTTTCCATATTAGCCTTTCCAACCGTCTTTGCATAACAACCAATCTTATATTTTGTTCCTTTTATTTTTACATTCCAAATATGTTGCTGTTCAAAATTATCGGGTTTTCTATAATTGCACTTTTTATAAATATTTGATTCATCAAGTGATTTTGCGGAAACAGTTTGAATGTTTCCTCCTTTATCAATGGTTACTAGGGTTAGCATGTATATATTTTTTTTAGAATAGGTTTAAATGGTTTATAATAATAATATTATAATGAAATATTATATCCATACACCAATTAAGACCGGATTATTTAATGATACAAGTGTTCTTGAAGAAATTACCGAATATATTGAAAAAGAAGAATACTGCACATTTATATATGGCGATACAGGAATTTATCATATAGAAAATGATAAATTTTTTAAAGTTCACATACATGACGAACCGGTAGAAAGAATTGATAATTATATGGACAAATATATGCTTCTTATTGATCATACATATATATCGAAAAATAAAGAACAATCGTATTGTTTACCAGTGAATCATATTGAAAATCGAATTAAAAAAATTTATTATTCTTTAAATGATAAATCCGAAATCAAACTTGTATTTGTAATTGATTGTAAAATTGGTTGTATTAAAGATTTTTATTTTATTACAAATGAACCATATGATAATAAGTTTATTCAAGAAGATATTTGCACGTTCTTATCCATGATAAAGTAATATTTTATATTATATAATTAACCATGATTTTTTGGTCTATCAAAGTTACTATACTTTCATTAATATTAATTTTTGTTTTTCATAATTTATATGGCTTTTTTAAACATACACTAACCACTCCAAAAATCAAAGATTTAGTAAATAAACCACAAAAAAAATATGATGAAATAATTAATACTATACAAAAAGGGAAAACCGAAGAGATAAAGGAAACTCCTATAGCCTCCTCTATTCCAAAAACAGACATGAAAGATGAATTAAAACATTTTCTTTCTGAAATTAAAAATAAACCATCAATGACACCACCATTACCTAACGGAGGTGGTAATAGAAATCAAACTGGCAACGATGGATTTCAATCAAGCGATAGTTTTACAATATCTACTAGTGGAAATATTGGTAGTGCCGGCAATGACTATGCAAGCGCATATAGTTCATAAACTATATTTGAATATCATATAAAAATAATTGGATATAATAATCCAATATGATTACACATGAAATAACCAACCGGTTATTGAAACGTTTTCCTTCTTTTAAACTTTGTTATGAAAAAATGTCACATAATAAAGTTTCTTCTGACCTGTATATGACTATTCCTTTTGGAAAAAAATACTTTGCTTGGTTTACATATATTGATAAACAAAACGTTTGCGTTTTTCTTGAAATTGCATCAAAAATGTCACAGCAAATTTGTGATATTTTTATAAGCCCAGTTTGCTTTAGTTCTGAACTATCATTAGGAACTATTCTTTATGGAACTATTTTTGTTCAAGATAAACAGCGCTTTTTTAATGTTGAAGACATCCATTATTACAAAGGTAAACCTGTTTCCGGTTTTTTTACTATTCAAAAAATGAATTTTCTTAAAAATATTTTTAAAAATGAAGTGCGGCAAGTTGGCTATTTGCAAAATCAAGTTATTTTTGGTCTTCCAAATATGTCTACTGACTATAATGATATTGTTAAACGAGGCCATTTTTTAAATTACAATTTATATGCAATTCAAGGACGCACACTAACTCGTAACACTCCGTATATGAGTATTCGATTTAATAATTCAACCAGTAATAAATATACATCATTAACATCATGTGAAAACGCTATATTTCTTGTTCGCCCTAACCTACAAAACGATATTTACGAATTATTTTATCGGGTTGATAAACCTACTCCAAGTTTTGAATATCACGGTATTGCACTAATTAATAATTATCAATTGAGTGTTGCCATGAACCGTTTATTTAGAAATATACGTGAAAATGACTGGTTAGATGCGTTAGAAGAAAGTGATGATGATGAAGAGTTTGAAAACATTGATTTAGATAAATTTGTAGATATGGAAAAAGAATATATAATTGAATGTCAATATTTTCCGGCTTTTAAAAAATGGAGTCCAATCATTGATAAATTACCCGCAGTGGAAAATATATTTAAAAATGATGTAAAAAGTATTGAACAGATTGTGCGTAAAGATAAATTGTAATAATGTTTTTAAAAAATATCTTGATTATATATATAATGAGTCAAACTTTACAAAAAAACGATGAAGTCCAAGGTTTAGTAAGAGATGGACAAAATGGTTCTGTTCATGTATTAAATGGAGGGCGCCGCAAAAATAAAAATAACCGTCGCACAAGAAACAAGAACAAAAACAAAAACAAAAGACAACGTGGTGGTTCGCAAGCATTAAACGAAACAAATGCGCGTTATGAATCCCGTGTTGACAATGAAACGGATAACGCATTATTTAAAGGTATGCGCCCTGTTACCAAATCGCTTGTTGGTGGTAAAAAACGTAGAAACAGACGTAATCGTAGTAGTCGTCACCGCAGAAGCCGTCACCAAAGAAGAATGAACGGTGGACGCCGCACAAGAAAAAATAGAAATCAACGCAACCAACGCAATTCTCGCAGAAACAGAAACAGAAACAGAAACAAAAATAGAAAACAACAGGGTGGTTCATACCGTCAATACATGTCAAATATTGCCATGACTCCTAGTTACTCAGTTGGTGGAGTTGTTGGAAAAAATGACAGTGCTTTAGCCAATCCTCCCCCGATTACCAGAACTGACAATTGTGTTAATGAATACAAACATGTATAAATTAAATATATAGATCATCTGGATAATCGTTAACATTATCGACAGCATTCATGCATTTTATAATGAGTTTTTCAATAATATTATTTGTTTTTTTATCATATTCTACTCTTTTTGAAATAAACGGTCTGATAACGATAACATCGAGTAGGTAAGTGAATACAAGAAATGACTTGTATAAAATTAGAAGCATAAATTCAATTCCAATTAGCGTGTAATAAAACATGAGGTTGGAATAATACTTGAATTCATGGTTCCATGTTGTCCTTTTAACAAATGTGGTTTTTAGGTAATAATCATTAAGCCACTCTTGTGTATAGAGCCTAAAACGCAAATCAGTCATATTATGTGAATTTACAATAATTCATATAATATAAATCAATTTTTTTATGATTTAAGAAATTTTAATACTTAATTCATCACCATAAATATATATGACTTAACAATTTTGGTGTATATCTACCCCGCGAAGAACGAAATTCTTTCATTACTGCCCCTTTTTTATTTTTGATTCCACTATGCCTATTAAAATAATTACGTTTTCTATGTTCTTCTCCATGATTTTTAGGTGTGTAGTAACCAACCGGTGTTGAATCCTTAAATTGTTCGTAATCACTATGTCCAAAATGTAGTGTTCGGGTATCTCCATTCTTTACATCACGAACAACAGCAGTGTATTTTTTCTTTGGAATATCACTTTTTTTTATTGATACAATTTTTTCACGAACATTAACACCATAACGTTTTAATAATTTTTGTGATTTATTTTTTTTACCACCGCCTAATTTAACACTTTTTACACGTTTTGTCCCATATCCATGTTTTTTTCTAGAAGCATTTGCATATCTAACAGCACGACTTCCGGGTTTACATCCTGCTTTTAACATATTGTAATCTACAGCGGCTGCTTTTCCACCCGTAATTGAACTCGCTAAACGTGCTCTACCCCAAGAATGACCGGTTTGATTTGGGCGTGATCCAGAAGAAAAATACGCACCTTGTCCTTTCTTTACAATTTTTGCTAATGTGCTTCGACTACATCCAGTTTTTTTGGCTAATTTGTTGGAAGCGCTAATTTTATCGATTCCATAAATTTTGCGCGCTTTTACAACATGAGGACTTAGTTTACTTTTAAAAGAATCTACCTTTTTTCTTGTATAGTATTTACCTTTTCTATAATCATCTCTTGATTTACGTAACTCTTTTCGTTGCTTTTTTTTATCATTTTTCTTTAATGTTTTTGGAACATATCTAACAGGTACTTTTGTCATTTTATTTAATTATATAATAGTTTAGATATTTTATTCGTCCAACGGAATTAAACATTTACCCTTAAGCAAATTATCCTGATCAAAAAGATTATCATCCATGGTTTTAATATGTCTAGCCTTTTCAGATGTTTCATTTATTAATGTAACAACTGAATCTGGCAAACCACTGGGTGCGTTTTTTTCAGTAGTCGGCTTTGGAGTTGTAGATTTCTTTAATCGCGAACGTTTCATAGTATATTTTTTACCAGGTTCAAATATTACTTCCCATTCTTCTTCATCATTGAAATCATCTGCACTTAATTGTTCTGGTTCTTTATTCTCATAAAACTGACTGTTTGAACGAACAATTTTATAATTATTAGATTTGTAAAACTTTTCACGTTTCTTCCATTGACGAATAAATATTTCATGTCGGTCTACAATATCAACAACTACCGGTTGTTTATGTTTTACGCGGAGAATTCGTCCTACCGCTTGTGTTACATCGGTCTTTGGCGTAGCCAAAACAAGAGTGGTTAACGTTTTAATATCAAGCGCTTCAGCGGCCATTGAATAAGTAGCCACTACAATTTTTCTCTCTTCAGTTTCTTTCAAATCTTTTTCTTTCATTCCACCAACATAATATCCAACTGTTGCAATATTTCTGCTTTCAATTGCGTCATGCAAATACGTTAGTAAATTTCGATTATGTGCTAAAATCATAATTTGTCCGTTTGTTTCCTCCTTCAGCAACTGAATGATAACTTTAATAATAAACTCACTTCGATAATTAAATGAACATAATTTTGTAATCATTGTAGAGTATTGTGGATTACCGCGATAGTCTAATTTTATACGATTAAAGTCTGCGTCGTCTGTCGAATATACTATAGACCGCACTAGAACTTGATCTGTTCCTTCGCGTTTTTCCGTGTAAATAATATCTCCTAGAAACATTTTGAAAACTTTAGTTAAACCATCTTTTCGTTGCATGGTGGCCGAAAGACCCAGTACATTTTTTGTAACTACTTGAAATAATGAACGAACGAAAACTTCCGCAGCAATATGGTGAGTTTCGTCAACGATAGTTAAACCAAAACTCTCGAAAACCTCAGGCGGATATTGTTTCATAGATAATGACTGCAACATGCCAACTACAATATCTTTGTTTTCAATATCAACTGTTTGACCTTGTATTTTACCTATACGTGCACCAGGTAGAAACTGTTCAATTCTTTCGACCCACTGTGTTACCAAAAAATTCTTGTGAACGATAACCAACGTTTTTTTCTGCAATTGTGCTATAATATTTAGGGCAATTACCGTTTTTCCTCTACCACATGGAATTTCAAGCAACCCGCCCCAACCATTATATTTTGGACTTTTCTTGTTATAAACACAGTCTTTGTAAACGGAAACTACATTTTCTTGATAATCTCGTAGACTACCATTAAACTTCAAATCGATATCATCTCCGTCTGATATTTTTTGACCTTTAGGTAGTCCATAACTATGTAAACCAAAAAAACGAGGAACATAGTATTTCCCGTTAGATTCACGATATATAGGAAATGCAGGCGGTTTAACAGGCGATTTAGGAAGAAAAGGGCGAACTGTTAGAAGTGATTTTAATTCTCTCTCTTCAATACTCTTCAAAGATTTTTTAGGAATAGTGTAACCTTTATTTCCCAAGGTCGAATTTTCCGCGATAGTACTCATTTTAGATACTTTATAGTATTCTTCACTATTTAGATTGTTTATTAAAATCAATAAAAAATATCTTAATATGTTATAATAATGAAGTCAGTTCTCTCGTTTATGAAAAAGCAGAGCCAGTTACACCTTACATTGATTACACTAATTGTTTTATTTATTGTTACGGATATTAACGTTCCGGCCCCTTTAGCGTCAATGATTGACACCACTATTGGTAATTTAGTTATTATTGTATTTGCGCTAGGATTACTTGTCAACGAAAAACCCATTGTTGGTGTCCTCGGAGTTATCGCGGCTTATGAACTTATCAAACGTTCTAGTGTTAAAACTGGTACATTTGCTGTACGCAGATATTTACCGTCTGAAGAAAAGAAAGATTCGCAATTCTCAGCCCTTAACCAGTTTCCGGTTACTTTAGAAGAAGAACTTGTGCATACAATGCTTCCCGTTGTTGCGGATCAAAGCATTACTGGTCCCTCGTACAAACCTGTATTAAACGCTTCTCATAATGCCTCGGCAATATAAAACTGATATTTCAATATGCTATATCAGTTTTATAATTTTTTACCTGTAACAGTTGTTTTTGTTGCTTTTGCAATGATATCAGCAGCAGCAGCACCGCCTGGTTTTTTCCCTGTAATCTTGTCTCCAATCATGGTCCAACCTTTCCAAATAACAAAAAATGCAACGAGTGCAAATCCTACACTAAACCATTTATGGTTTAAAACCTCTTCTTTTGTTGGTATCTTTCCATCTTTAGTTTTAAACATTTTCTGAAGTGCTGAAGCACCCGGAACCTTATTGAGTATCGTTTTTTGATTTTCAACTTTAATAGAACTCTCTCCCTCCCCAGTTGGTTTGCAATCAATATAGATATCATTTTCTCCGGCTGATTTGCTTGGCCCAGATTCATTGTAAAAGATACGCGTAGAACTGTTGGGGTCCACGGTTGAAAGTTTAAATGCATTGTCTCTGTTATTTAACCATTTTTCTGTTTCAGAGCGTGTGTTCGTATTGTATGGGGATACACCAAGTAATGCCTCTATTTGCTCTAGATTTTTATCGTTTATTGACGGTGGTGTAAATTGTTTAGGATCACATACAATGCAATGAACCTTATTGTTTCTACTTTTACCTATTGGAGATGTGTCATAATAATAAAAGTAGGGTTTTTCAGGAATAAAATTCCCAAGTGAATAATTTTCTACCAACACTGTTTGTTGTGTGTTTCTTTCAGTTGATGAATTTAACAGTGCTTCATCTAATACAGAATGTTGATCACCAGAAATTAGAATAACTGGAACACAAACTAACAAATCGTCGCCATAACTTTCGGCTTTGTGTTCTATTAACAATTCTCCAATTATCGTGTTTCCATTAACAGTTGTAACGGTTCGTGAATTTCCACTAGAACCATAATACTGATGCACGGGTAAAATATGTAAATGAACCTTATATACGCTGTATTTCACACCATTAAATAAAACATTTGACACGCTACTATCGTAAGAAAGTTCAAAATGACCAGCGCCTTTATTTTTAATAGAACATGTACTCAAGCCATAACTAAAGGTGAAACTGCATCTATCTGCGCATGATCTACTTGTTTCCTTTATTTGACGTGAGCGTAATATTATTTTGTCTTCTGATGGATTACTTTCACTATTGAATATAACTTTTGACATATATATAAATTAAATAATAAAAAATAAATTATTGTTTAATTTATATAATGAAACTCTCTGAACAAAAGTCACTTAAACTAAAAGAGAGAAAAAATAAGTCTCAAAGTAACATTAGTGTTTTAGGTAAGAAGCACAAAGAAAGAAATACGAGTTTTAGAAGGAATAACGGGGGCGATTTAAAAAACAAGTCGTTAAAAAGAGTTAGTGTTTCCCGTGTTAAAAAAAATGCCAAAAAGGATAAAAGACATAAGAGAAAACATCAAGGAGGCAAAAAATCACCAAATACACTAAATGATACAACTAACAAAATGGAATTGTTAAAGGTTATAAATAGCCAAAATTTTGGTGGTGAACTTTTCCAAAAAGGAGGAGAACTATCTAGAAATTATACTAGTGCCGAAAAAACTGGTTTCATTAATAAAAAAAATTATAAGAATGATTCTGGTAATGGAAAGTATAAATGTTATGAAATGCCTCTTAAAGAATGTTTTAAACAAGGCGCTGGCAAGGAGAAATTAAAAGAAATAACAGACAAATATCAATACATATATGACGAATTAAAAGAAGCGATGGAAAAATTATCACAAGGTAAAGAAGCACAATCAGGTGGTAGAACTGCTGAATTAAAACCAATTTTGCCTCCACCAACCGACGAAATCAAAACAGACTCACAAAATCTTGCATTTTTTGCACGTTTTGCACAATTTCATAATCTAATTCGCTCCATTGAGTACAACGGTATAAAGGTTAAGCATCTGGTGTTTATGATTGTTTACTTGAAAAATAAATACATTGATTTAGTTAAAAAGAGAAATACAATAAGCAACCCAGCGGAAGAAGCAATGAAATTTAAAAGACACACACAAGCAAAGCAGCAAGTTCTGAAAGAAATTTATGATTTATATGAAATACTTTTTGATACCATGGAAAAGGTTAAAAGAGATAGTGGAAATAAAACAGAAGAAGAAATAGAAGAAATAGAAGGAGAAAAAGAAGAGGAACGTGAAGAGGAGGCGGCGAGAGTTAAAGCAGAACGTGAAAAACTTAGCGAAGTTAATGATTTGAAACGTAAAAACGAAGAGTTTGAAACTGCTAGTCGTAAAGATAAAGACAAAATCGAAACTCTTAAAGCCGAACTAAGTAAAAGTCAAAATGAATTACATGAAATAATAGAACGAGAAACAAGTGCTAGCGATAAAAGCCTATTGAATTCATTACAAAAAGGACATAGTATTCTAGTTATGGAATTACCTGATCAAATAGTAGCGAAAGATGCGGCTACAAAAATACAGACTCGATTTCGAGGTAACCGCGCACGTAGGGAGGAGGAGGGACATAAAGGAGGTTCTGTTCAAAATCAAATCGGTGGCTCAAGACAAGCAAAATTTATTGAATTTCGTGATGACGGTAAAAACATGCTTGTAGAATACGATGACGGTAATGAGGAAACTATTCCTACTTATAGAGTCGTTGTAGAAGATAAACAAAAAAAGATTATTGAAAGATTAGAAAAAGAAGTTAATAGTTCTGAAAGAGCATTGGAAGAAATGCGCACAAATCAAAAAACCGCCGAAGGTGCATTGGAACAAAAGAGTGTTGAAGCAGAAAATTTATTAAAAGAAAAAGAACTAGAAAAACAACAAATTGAAAAATTAAAAAAAGAGAGTCAGGAATTCGCTTCATTAAAATCAAAAGTCGAACAGGAGAATGAATTAAATGAAAAACAAAAGCAAAAATTAGAAAGTGAAGGACAAGAAAAAGAACAACAAATTCAAGAATATATTAAAACAATAAGTGAAAAAGATAAAACAATAAAACAAAAGGAAGAAGAAATACAAGAAATTACACGTGAACATCTAATAAAACTAAATGAAGAAAAAAAACAACAACAAGCAGCAGCACAAAGAGATAGGGAAACTTCTGGAACGGAAGTAACTAGATTAACAGGAATTTTGCAAGAAAAAGAAACTGAAATTGCAGATTTAAAACAAGAAAATGAAGAAATAAATCAAGCAAAAGACGAAACAGTCAGAATGCTCGCAGAATCAAAGACGACCGAAGAAGCAAAAGTGGAAAGTGTAAAAGACGAAGTGAAAAAACATTTAAGTGCTGTGGCAGAAGCACACAGAGCAGCCGAAGAAGTTCGAACTCAGTTAAAGGAAACAACACAAAGCAAAGAAAAATTAACAACAAAAATTTCTGATTTAGAATCTGAAATACAAAGTTTAAAGTTGGTGCAAGATAAAGATGACAATGTTATTAACCAAGTACGGTTGAGAAGCAAAGTATACGATTTATATAAAGAGACAATAAGACGTTTGTTTAAAGAAAACAAATTATCACATCTTACCGAGTATCCAGTTATTGTTCCAGGTGAAAAACAACAATTGTGGAAATTTGATATCGGAATAGAGACTGATCAAACAGGTAAGTTAACTAAATTAAACCAAAAACATCCGGCTGAAGAAGCGACGGATGGAGTTGCTAGGGATACAAAATTAATACATGAGGATGGTAAACCTCCTGCGTACGTTGGTTATCCATATATTAAAAATTTTAATCCATATATTCTTCCATATGACCCCCGCACAAGCAAAAATAATGTTATGCCAACAATATGGAAAGAACAAAAACTAGGTGCTTCTTGGGTTGGTTCTAAACACCATGTTCAACTTTTAAAAGATGTAACTGACGGTGTGGCGGAAGAAAGTGATAGAGAAACATCATTTCAACTAAAGAATCAGTATGCAGATTATCTAAGTAGAATTGGGAGTGGGGATTCCATCGAAAAAGCCCTTTTTAAACCACGTCCATTTAATCCTCTTAAACTACACGATTTATGGTATGAAGGAATGGCTGATAGTCAATACGATGGTGAGGGAAATACATGGAAAAATGCTACTCCGTACCATGATAAAGAAAAACGCATGGACCAAATAAATTGGTTTAATGTTAAAATAAAATTTTTTGAAAAACGCGAAGGTTCTGGATATTTACCTGTTACAGCACACTTGGGTGATTTATTAGCATTAAATGATCATGAATATACTGTTATCCAAAAAGAACCAGAAAATGAAACGCAAAGAATGTGGAAATGGAGTCAAATGCCTACGCAAGGAAAAAATGTACCATTTAATGTTAATAACCTTTTCATGTTCTACTTTCAAGTTCTTA